CTACCGCCACACCGTTTGAACAGCGTTTGTATGGCACTGAGTTGGCGCTGTGTCAGCGGTATTACTATCGCTTTTTCCCTGCATCTGCCAATGGTATGTTTGGTTCTGGCTATACATATGACACAGCAACTGCAATTTTCTATCAAAAGTTTCCTGTAAATATGCGAGCGGCTCCATCTGCTCTTGAGCAATCAGGTACTGCGTCTCATTATCGAATTTATGCTGTAAATTCAACAGTTACTTGCACAAGTGTGCCAGTATTTAACACCGCAGATTTTGATGGAGCCACAACTCAATTTATAGCAACAGGTTTAACGGCTGGTCAAGGAACAATTGGTCGATCAAGCAATACAGCCGCATATCTTGGATGGAGCGCAGAATTATGATTTATAAAATTTATTCAACCAACATGGATGGTCAAGTCATCTATGCTCGTATTGACGATGATGGCAAATGTCGCCTGACTTGCACCGAAGACTACCCAGAGTTCAAGGCTTGGATTGAGGCTGGCAACACACCAGAGCCAGCTAATGAGGAAACACAATGAACGAAATTAAATTATCAACTAACCTAGTAAACGCAGTATTACAATATCTGGGAACTAAACCTTATGCTGAAGTATTTCAGCTAATAGAAGTAATCCAGAAAGAAGCTAAAGATCAAAATCAACCTGATATAACACCATCATGACAGAACGATTATTAACAGAAACAGAGGCACGACTAAACAGCCACGAACAAGTGTGTGCTGAACGTTATGCAGCCATATCAAATAGTCTTGAGGCAGCAAGTATGCGTATTACTAAGATTGAATACTTACTCTATGGGGTAATGTTATGTGTATTACTTGGTCCAGGTACTGCTGCTGAATTCTTTAAACACTTAATAGGAATGTGAAATTGAACCAATCAGTCTTTTACTTATGGGTGCGTACCAATGTGTCAACGCTATCAAAGAAGGTTGTGAGTTATATAAGCAAACTAAAGAATCTTTTGTCGAAATAAAAGAATCTTATGACGAAGTAGCGGGAGATGTAGAGGAAATTAAAGGTATCTTTTTATTCCTCATAACATTCTTTCGTGAAAAGTTATTAGGCAAACCAGTTGTTGTTACTCCTAAACCTAAAGCTAAACAAAAACAAAAAGCTAAGTATGTTACTGTAGATGAAACTAAAGTAAGAGCAGGTGTTATAGCTAATCTTACTGAGTTCTTAACTATACAAGAAAAGATGGCATCTATAATCCGTGAAATGGAATATAAGAGTAGTCATGTATATGATAAAGATCAGAATCATATGAAGGCAGCTCTTGAAAGAGTAGATGCCTTAGATCAAATGGCTGCTCTTGAAGTAACAATTAGAGAAACTATGGTGTATCAATCTCCCCCTGAAATGGGTGCTCTTTATTCTAAAGTATTTGAGATGAGAGATATCATCAGAGAAGAACAAGAGCAAGCTAGGTTAGCTGAAGAACAGCAGGAGAGGGCTAGGCTATGGCAACTAAGGCAACAGGAAACAAAAAGAAAAATAACAATATATCTAGTAATAGCAACCCTGTTCCTAGCTGGATACCTCCACCTGTGGCTCCTGTATCTCAGCATGTAGAGGAGTCTAATATGCACTACTTAGGATGGATAGCCGCATGTGTTCTTGTTGCAATACTATTACCTCTTTCAGGTATAGTACTCACAAGGATGTATAGTACTGAAATAAAGACAGAAGCACTCAATATAGAAACTAAACAAACTCTTAGGCAAATTGAAAAGTTAAAACAAGAGATAGAACAAAAGGGAAATAATGAAACAACTAGATAAAGATTCAGCATACAACCAATTTGATACTAATAATGATGGTACTGTAAGTGATGAAGAGTTATCACGTTCTGAACGAATGATGATGATTGAGAACATGGATAAGATGGCTGATCAACAACGTATCATGGCATGGTTTGCTCTGGGTTTACCTGTTGTACTCACTATTCTATTTGGCTCTGATTTTATTTCATTAGAAAAAGTAGCTGCATTAACTGGTTTACTAACTACGTATTGTGCAGGTATGACTACTATTGTTGTTGCATTTATGGCAGCACAAGCATATACTCGTGGAAAGATGAATGAGTAATGAAATCTGCTATAGCATATCTTTTATTTGGTATACTATTATTTTCAGTAGGTTACTACAAAGGTAATCGTGATGAGTATGAAGAACAACAAATAGAAGTTCAAAGATTAAACAAACAATCAAAAGAAGCAGAAGATAGGTTAGCCACAGTAGCAACTACTTATGCTCAAACTTTAAGGAAAGCAGATAATGTTGCTAAAGTTAAACAGAATAAGCTTATTGCTGATATTAAGTCTGGCGAGCGTAAGCTGTTCTTTCCTGCCCAGCAAACCCAGAGCAGTATTTCAACTACCGACAATACCAGAACTACCAGCGGAAATACAGAAACAGGAACCGAACTTGACGGACGAACTGCTGAAGCTCTTATCACCATCACCTCCAGAGGCGACAAAGCAATAAGAGATTTAAATGTTTGTGTAGATCAATACAACAATGTTAAAAAAGAAATTGAAGGAATTAAATGACACAACTAAGTACTAACTTTAGTTTAAAAGAATTTACTAAATCAGAAACTGCCACTCGATTAGGTCTTGATAATACACCTAATGAAGAAGTAATTGGTAGACTTAAAACATTAGTTGAAACCATTATTCAACCTGTAAGAGATCATTTTGGTAAGACTACAATTAACAGCGGTTATCGTTCTCCTGAATCTAATGCTGCTGTAGGTGGTTCTAAAACATCAGATCATTGTAAAGGTTTTGCTGCTGACATTGAAGTCCCTGGAGTAGCTAATGGTGACTTAGCTGAATACATTAAAGCTAACTTTAAATTCACTCAATTAATCTTAGAATTTTATACTCAAGGAATTCCTGATAGTGGCTGGGTACATGTGTCATATGACCCATCTAACCTCAAATGTGAATGTTTAACCGCTGTAAAACAGAATGGTAAAACAGTGTATTTAAAAGGTATTCAAGCCTAACACAGACGACCCCTAATAGAGAAAGACTCCTTTGAAAAGAAAAGCCAAACAAATGACTGAGCGTCTTCAAACACCTCGGTTATTTCACATTCAACCAAAGACTCTCAATCAACAAATATTGTTAGATGCAATAGAGGACTTTGAAATTACAGTAGCTTTAGGACCAGCAGGTACTGGTAAAACCTTTTGTAGTGCAAGTAAAGTAGCCCAACTATATTTAAAGGGCGGGTATGATCATATTATTTTAAGTAGAGCTAACGTACCCACAGGAAAGTCTTTAGGGGCTTTTCCTGGTACAGTAGAAGATAAATTAAGTCCTTGGTTATTACCTATTACTACGGTATTAGAGAAACAGTTTGGCGTTTCTAAGTACCAATATTTATATAATAAAAAAATAATTCAAATGCAACCACTTGAAACTATTCGTGGTAGATCATTTGAAAACTCATTAGTTATTGTTGATGAAAGTCAGAACTTAACATTTGATGAAATTAAAGCTATTACAACTCGTTTAGGTGAGAATTCTAAAATGATTCTATCAGGTGACTCATCTCAATCTGACGTATCTAATGGTAATGGTATTATTAAATTTGTAAATATGTGTGAGAAACATAATATTCAAATTCCTATTGTTGAATTTACAACCAATGATGTTGTAAGATCTGATATTGTTGGGGCATTAGTAAAAATGTTTGTAAAAGAAAAAGTTTAAAGGAATGAAATATGGCTGAACAGATAAAAGAGTTAGGTAAGGGAGGTTGGAATTCTGACATTCCTTCTATGATCGTACCTATGAACACTTTCACAGACGTACTTAATGTAAGGTTTGACGATGAGGCTGTTCAGACAACCACAGGAGAGACTACATACAGAGTAGTATCAACATCTCCTGACTATGGTATTCATTGGAGACGTCCTGATCAAGGATATAACATTTTTGCTAAGAATGGTAATATTAAAAGGGTAGATGCAGCAGGTAATATATCTGATATGCTAGTATCCTCTGACCCTGTGTATGCTAATAGCGATTGGCAAGGTACATTATTTAATGGGGGATATGCTATTGTTATTAACAATGGTACATCTACCCCATTATATTGTTTGTATGGAAGTTCTACAGCTGGCTCAAGCTTTCAACCGCTTCCAGGATGGAATTATGTTTCAGGTTTAACTGTATATGCTAAAGTAGTTAGATCACTTAACTATTCTTTAATTGCAGCTAACTTAACATTAAATCAAAGTGGTACTATCACTTATGCGCCATCTACAGTAAGAGTATCTGTACAAGCTACTACAGGTGGTATTCCTTCTGTATGGCAACCAGGATTAACTACAGATACTGCTGATGAATTTGAATTAAACTCTACATCTCCTGTTCTTGATATGCAAGAACTAAGAGGGAATATGTTTATATATTCTTCTGATAGTATTTCTATTCTTACTATTGGAACAACTACTAGAGTATCTCCTTACAGTAAGTCTTATGGTATCTTAAGTACAGATTGTGTAGTAGAGTTTGATGGTAAACATTTTGTTGTTGATCGTAATGACATCTATCTTCACACTGGTTCTGGTGCTATTGAATCAATAGCTGACTTCAGAATTAAAAAATATTTCTTTAGTAATCTTAATAAGAATGCTATTAATAAAGTTCATGTAGTTAAAAACCCATTTTACAAAGAGATATGGATTAATTACCCTAAAGGTGTATCTACTGTTTGTAATGAAGCTTTAGTATTTAACTATAAAAATAATACATGGTCTAAAAGACAATTACCTTCAGCTACATATTTGTTTAATGGCCCTGCTAACGTATCTAGTACATTCCAATATGGAAAAGAAGTATTGTATATGTGTACAAATTCTACACAAACATTAGTTACTGATGATAATTATTTAATGTGGACTGGTTCTGCGTTAGCATCATATACTTCTTATATTGAGAAAAAGAAACTTAATACAGGTGATATTACTGGTAGCTCACTTATATCTGCATTGTATACTGTATTTGATAAGGTACCTACGGATACAAACATTACTATCAGAGTTGTAGGACAAAATAATTATTTAGATGATGTTGATTTATCTGTAGATGATCCTAATTTAAAAGATACATTTACTTCCCTTCCAAGTAATGACAAGTCACAAGGTTACAAAGTAGATCCACGAGTTAATGGTAGGATATTAAACTATAGAATTACATCAGGTAATCGATGGAGATTAGCCTTAATGGGTATTGATCTTAAACAAGCTGACAGGAGATAATTATGCTTAACCCTCCAATAACAGGTAATGAAGAACTAGATTCATATCTTTATCAGATTCACCTAGGAGGTGTTTCAGGAGATGGCTCATCAGGATTAACAGTTAATACTGGTAATGGGCAAATCTATGATCCAGCTACGGGAACAGTTGTATCTTATCTTTATAGATATATGCATGTTAAATATGCTGATAGTAACGTTGGTGCTGGGTTCTCTAATACCCCTACTAATAAAAGTTACTTTGGTTTGTTTAATAGTAGTTCTTCTACTGAATCAACTAATCCAGCAGACTACACATGGTATGAGGTATCAGGTGGATTTGGTACTACTAAATATTTCTGGTATATATCTACTGGTGGTAGACAAATTAATTATTCAGTAGGTACTTCTGCTCCAAGTAGTACTTACACAATAGACACTGGTTCTGCTATTGATTTGGATACTATTACAGGTTCTGATGGTTCTTCTGCACGTATATGTTATGCTAAAGCTAACGTAACTACTTTAAGTTCTACTCCAGCAACAGTTACTACTGTTGGCCCTACTTCTTTTCCACCATATAACAGTTGGGGTGGCTCAGAAACATGGCAAGGAACACCTTATGCCCTTGGTACTGGTGAAGCATTATTCCAATCAGATGGTATCTATAGTCCAGCAACAGGTTTAACAATATGGAATAATCCTTATTTGTCTAATCTTAAAGTAGGTTCTTTAAGTGCTATTAGTGCTAACTTAGGTAGTATTACTGCAGGTACAGCTACTTTTGCTACTGATGCAAACAATTATATTATTATTGATGGTAACAATCAATGTATTAAAGTATATAGTGGTGGTGTTCTTAGAGTTAAACTAGGTAAATTATGAGTTATGGTTTTGAAATATACAACGGTTCAGGAACTAAAGTATTTTCTGATGCCGATCTTTCTTATGTAATCTTAGATACATTCCAAGTTAGTCCTACCGCTACTGGTAGTAAGACTTATACTGATATGGGTAATTACCAGTTCTTACTAACCCAAACAGCAGTAGAACCTACTACAACTACTATTGCACAATTAATGTCTTTCAATACAACAACCTTAACTTGGTCATCTTCAGGTACTAATAGAACAGTCTATTGGGCTCCAGGAAAACAACTAGGTACTTTATACAACGTACAGGTGTACGTGCTAGGATATTAAATGGCGTATGGTCTTTTAGTTACAGGACATAACAACACTGTATGTTTAAATTCAGATGTTAAATCTATGGTGTACATGGGTAAAGCTACCAGAATTACTGGTACTAACTTAACATTATTTCCTGCTGATCTTACTGGTAATCGTGTAGAATACATTTTTTGGTTAAATAGAACTACTAATTATCCAGCTGCAGCAGGTCATAGAGATATAACTTGTACAGGTTATTGTAATAGTGGTAACTCAGTTAATACCTTGCCTAATGATAATGGTTGTTATACATACAGTATTGAATCCTATAGTTATCCTCAAGTGTTTGTTAATACTACTAATTACAATGTTACAGGTATTGTTTTAGCAATAGTTGATACAGGAACTACTGGCCCTCAAGGATGGCCTATTTGGTATATTAAATTAGGGGTATCATATCCAGTAGGTTGGAGAGATACAGCGTTACCATACTTATCTCTTTATTGTTTCTCACCTATTCCTCCAACAACTTCAACAAATTATGGTATAGCAACATACGATTCTGCTGGTAATATAACTTTCTCTAATGCAACTAAGCCATTAAGAATTAAAGATATTATTTCAGTTAATTCTATTTCGTTTTCTGATCCAAATAACTTAACTACTATTTCTATTAATCATACTCGAATGGCAAACCCAGTTGTGTCAGTATATGATATGACTAAACCTTCATTCTTAAATATTGACTTTGCAAGGTATCAATGGTTACGATCATTTAACTTAGGAAACATTGCTTATGGCTACAATGACTATTGGGGCTATTGCGAAGATTATGCGCCTACTTATGGTTACCTTAATCAAACATTTTTGATTGGCGGCTTAAGACCTAACTTAACTGATACCGATATTGCTTTTAACTTATTAGGGCTAGATACAACAGCCTATGGTTGTTTAAGAAATCCTGCGTCTTCATTAGGTAAATATGAACAGTTACCCTCTTATGTTCCTGTTATAGATGGAGCCGATTATGATTGATAAAATTGAATGGGAACCTGAAACAACTACAACTCCAGTAAGTTTCTTTAGTAATGTATCTAATATTGAGCTTGTGCGTCATGAACCTGAAGCTCCTTTAGTGTCAGAGCAATATGTAGGTAGCAATGGAGAACAAAGGGTTTTAGTTAGTTCTTGTACTCAACAAGGTAAAGATATTATTTATAAAGCTATGGAAGTGTTTGGAGATGACTTCTTTGATTCTCTTAATACTAGCGTAGTAGGATTACTAGAATCTGAAAATGTTGTAACATCTAATTTAAAGTATCCTAACAATACTATAACTGAATTAAAACTTTATTTAAACACTTGTGAAGCTGCTGTAAAAGAAGTAAATGTGTACGATGGCGATACGTCTTCTTTCCCTATTCCTTCTTCGGCTAAAGTAATTTTTGTAGGCACATACACAAACTACAAAGATCTTAATTTTCCTGAATCATTAAACAATATTATTGATGTATATTTTAGTTGTAATCATAGTGATGTTTGTGATTACTATAAATTTAATTTCCCTGAAGGTTCTTTAAGAACATACTATGGTGTGTCTTTTAATAAAGATACCAAAGAAATTAGAAGATCTAAATCTTATACTTACTCTGTTGATAGCCCTCAATCTAATTGGGATTTAATAGAAGAGAACTACAGGAAAAGAAAAAATGAAAATAATCCCATTAGCTCCTGATATTGTAATTAAACACTGGAATACACTATCTAAGTATATTGCTGAAGCATTAGAACATGGGCAAGGTGAATCAACCTTAACAGATTACTTACGTAGAATTCTTAACAACGAAGTGCATTGTTGGGCTGTAGCTGAGGGTGAAAATAATAATATTGTTGGTGCTGGATTAACACAAGTACTCCAATATGCTCAACATAGTACATTACATATTATTGTTTTTTCAGGTAGTAATTTTGAAGAACAATCTAAAGTATTCCCTACTGTAGAACAATTTGCAAAAGATTTAGGCTGTAAAGCTATTGAACAATGGGGTAGACCAGGATGGGCTAAAACCCTACCTAAGTACGTACCTGGCTTTAAACAAGCCTACGTGGTTATGAGAAAAGACTTATAAGGAAACACAAATGAGTAAATGGAAATTAAACAAGATTACCCGTAGGTACAAAGGTGGTGGCGGTGGTGGAAACCAAACAGTAGAATCTATTCCTTCATGGCTTAGACCTGCTTATGAAAATGTAACTGGTACTGCCAAGTCTCAATACGATTCAGGTAATTTAAGTAAGGTAGCTGAGGCATCTGGTCTACAAGAAGAAGCTTGGACTTCTGGTATTGGTGGTGTAAGAGATGTATCTAAAGCTAACCAAGAAATGTTTGGTGATCAAGCAAGCCGTATAACTGAAATGGCTAAGACAGGTGGAGCTAATGAGCTTAAAGACGCATTAGCATTAGACATTGGTATGGGTGAATCTAGCCTTGGAAATCAATTTGGTAGCTCAGGTACATTAGGTTCTTATCGCCATAACTTAGCTTCAGCTACAAGTGGTGATGCTGCTAAAGCTAAATTTGCACAACAAGTTATTGCTAATAAAGCAGGTGCTGAAGAAGCCCTTGGAAGAAGTGCTTCAGGTGCTTCTGCTGATGCAACTAACTTGCTTAAATCTCTTGAAGCAACTGGTGCTGGTGAACGTGCTGTTGATCAATCTCAATTAGATGCTAATTGGCAAGGTCTACAACGTTATGCTTCTACTATTTATGGTAATCCTGCAAGACAACAACAAGCTCAAGGGGGTAAATAATGAATAATGACCCTTGGGATTGGGCTAAACAAAGTCAACAACAAGTTGTAAACCAACCACAGGTAAGTAACGTTATTGCACCATTAGGTGGTGGTAGTCAAGAGTCAATGCCTTCAGCTCCTGCAAAACAAAGTGATCCATTAGAAGGTGCTTTAACAAGTGCTGCTATAGGTAAAACAATTGGTGGCGCTGAAACAGCTTTAACTGCTGGTAAAGCCGCATATACTGCTGCTAATGCTGCACCACTAGCTGGAGCAACTCAAGCCGCTACTGGCTTTTTAGGTAGCGCATTACCCGCTGGTGCTGGCGGTGCTGCTACTGCTACAGCAGGTGGATTAGGTGCTAGCTTAGGTGCAGGTTTAAGTGCAGGATTAACTGCTGCCGCTCCTATTGCATTACCCGCATTAGGTATGTATGCTGCATATAAGGCAGTAAAAGGAGGAAAATAAATGGGACCACTATCTGCTAAACAGCATAGAGAATACCTAAAGTTTGCCGCACAAGAAGCCAGAGAAACATCTAAGATGGAACGAGAGGAATCTCGTAAGCAAGAATTACATGAATTAAAACTCATGGAAGCTGCTGGTAAAGCTAATCAATCATTAGGCCATAAAGAACAAGTTCACGAATACAAGATGGGTACTATGAGTGCTCCATTAAGTAAAGTTAAAAAGCCTAACCCATTAGCTGGCGCTGGTTTATTTAGCCGTGGTCAACACATGCTGCCATACCAAGTGGAAGATGCTGCTAAGGCACGTAAAGCAGCTAAACAAACTACAGACACTATTCCCGCAATGTTAACTCCTGGGGAAGCAGTTATTCCTGAACCAGCTGCACAAGACCCTAAGAATAAACCTATCATTAAACAAATGGTACAAGAAGGTAGAAAAGCTAATCGCAGAAAACAACGTGGTTATCGTGATGGCTCAGTTAATATTGTTAACTCAGATGTTATTCCTACAAGAGTACAACAAGCTGCAGGCTATAATGAAGGTACTATTCAAGTACCTGTACCCTCATTAGCATACGAGCATAGTGATGTTCCTGGCTCTTCATTTGAAGATGGTACTGAGAGAGTATATGATTTTAAAAGGGGTAGTTCTGCTGATTATCACTTTGAAGACGGTATTGAAGAAGTTCCTAATCCTATTCAGGCAGCTGTTGAAGCTAACAAATTAAGAATAGCAGAAGAAGTTCCAGCTCCTGCAGTAATACCTGTTGAACAACCAGCTTCTGTAGCAAGTAATGCTACGCCTGTAGCGCCTGAATTACAAGTTGATCCAATTCAAAACGCTGTTAAAGAAAATAATGCAAGAGTAATTTCTGAAAGAACAATTGAAGCAGTACCTGTTGTTGACCCTATTAATACTAATGTAGTTAATGCTATAACAACTAATACGCCGCAAGTACCTCAAGCTCAAAATAGATTCCAAGCATTAGAACCAGTACCCGCTACTGCTGTTGCTGTAGGTGGTAATGAATCTACTGTTAATATTGATGTACCTAAGCCTGTAACAGAAGGAATTGTTGCTCCTGATATCGTTCCTAAGCCTGTTCTTAAAGCTGAAGATGATGACACTAAACCTGAATATTGGATTAAACACTTAAGAGGCACTCAAGGAGATGTTGATAAAGCTATTGCTGGTAAAACAGATGAAGATGCTATTAAATCTCTTAAAGATGTTTTTACCTTAAAAGGTTTTAAAAGTATTTTAGGTTTAAATGATCAAGAACTAATGCGGTTAGCTGTTACTACTATTGGTGGTAGAGCTATGGGGTATGATACTGCAAAATCATTATCATATGCTGGTAAACAAGCTTTTGATAGTTCTTTAAAACGTCAGGCTCAAGAGGCCCAAGATAAACGCCAAGATAAACAGCTTAAAGCTCAACAACAACGTGATGATACTAGGTTTGCTATTACTATGGCTAGCCAATCCAAAGCAGAAAAGAAAGCTGAAGCTGATAGAGAGTTAACTACAAGAAGATTAGATTTAGCTGAAAGAAAAGCGGAAGCAGTAGAACTTGCAAGAGATGCTGACAGAAAGTTTCAACAACTTAAAGAAGATAATAAGTGGACTATTGAACAAAATAGAGCAGTTCAATCTAGACATCAACATCTTCAAGATAAATTCCAAACTCATTTAGCTATGGATGTTCCTAGTAACGTTAGAAAATCAGCTTTAGATATGGTTTATAAATCTAAAACACCTGAAGATTGGTTGTCTAATATGGAATCAGCTACTATTTTATTAGCAGCTAACACTCGCCATAAAGACCCTAATGCAGGAGCTAATAGCTATAAGCCTCATTGGTCAACTTATGTAATGGGTAACGGCGATACAATTCAAGCATCACGTAGACCTGATGGTAATTTAGATGTTGTTACTCCTAAAGGTGTTGTAGTTGCTCCCCCTAATTATGCTGTTAACTATGGTGAAAAGAAAGACAATGAAAACTCTGTTAGAGCTATTGTTGAAAACAGAGCTAAAGGTATTAAGGGACTTACCGAAGGTCAAGTAAGCAAAATGAAAGAAGATGCTGTGTTAATGTCTCAGCAATTCCAACATATTAATCCTACTCAATTTGCTTCTGCTTTAGAAAAGACATTTAGTAACCTTAAAGAGCAAGGCGAAGGTTTGTCTAGTGGTGCTTTTCAAAAAGCATTTACAACTACAGCCATTGTTGAGCTTAATCCCTCTTCTTCCCATTTATATAGTGGAACAGATAAAGAAGGTAAATTAGGTTATTTATCAGATAAAGCACAGATTGATATGGGTGATGCTTATCAAAAATTATCTAAACAAAAAGGCAGTTTAGATAAAGCCGATTTAGATACCAAACAAAAATGGAATAGCTTATCCCAAGAACAAAGAGAAACTATGCACCGTATTGGTAGCAATGGTAAAGGCCAAGATGTTGGAACACGTAGAGAAGGTTATTCAGCATATAGCGAATTCGTTATTGAAATGGCTAAACCACCAGAGCAACGCAAATATAAATGGTTGCAATCAATTAAATAAAATAAAGGAGTGAGTGTATGAAACCAACTGACTTAGCACCAATAGAAGAAGATAGTAGTATACTCCCTCCAACCAATGCAACTGCTAATTGGTTAGACCCTGATACTTTTAAATCTAAAACCACAGGTAAATCAAATCGTGTTCAAGGTTTAAATGCACCTGAAGTTAGTCATATTAAATCCGATAGAATAATTCCTGGACAATATCAAGGTGAATCTGCTTTAATACCTGAAGCAGCTCGTATATCTGGGTTTACTCAAGATGAAGTTGTGGGTACTGACAAATATACACGAGATATTAATAAGGTTGTTAATCCAGCAACAGGTGAAAACTTAGGTAATTTTGCAACACGTACTGGATTAGTTGCTCCTAATCCTTTTACAAATGAAAAAGCAATATCAGATAAAAGTTATCTTAACGCATTTTCTACATTGTATCCTTCATTAGCTAGCCAAGATCCTGTGCTTGCTGCTGCAAAGGAATCTAAAAAAGCTAAACAAAAAGCCTTAGCACAACAAGGGTTACCTGAATACATCTTAGGTTTAAATGCCCCTAATGAAGCTGCATTTGCTTATCAAAAGAATGCTGTGGGTACTGGCGCTCAAACTAGAATCCTAGATAGGATGAAAGAGATTGATGCGGACTTAGCTACGTATGGTGGTTCCACTACCATATACGACCCTATGACTGGTCTACCTCAAGGGGAAACTACTGCTGGTATTACAGACTCTCAAAGGGCTATGTTGCTTAAAGAAAAAGCACAATTATCTAATGACCTTCAGTATGCTGCTATGGCTCCTGATGTATATACTGGTGTTGATGTAAGATCAAAAGACCGTACTATGATGAATAAATCCAAGAGTAATCTTGGAACTATGTATGATAGTATGTGGTTAGGATTGTACGAAAACACTTATGGTCTTGGTCAATTAGCGGGTGATGTTACGGGATGGGAAGCTCTTAGTAAAGCTGCATCTAAAAATGTTAAGCTTAACCAAATGGAAAAAGGTAATTTACCTGAAGGACTTTCTTTTAAAGATGTCACTAACGCTAATAGTACTTGGGATACTATTTCTACAGGTGCTTCATTTATTGGTGGTCAATTAATTAACTCATTACCTTATATTGCTGCCATTACTGGTGCTGAAATAGCTACTGCTGGTATGGCTAGTCCTCTTATTGCTGGAACATTAGCTACTATGCCTGTATCAGCAATGTATGCAGGTCAATTTTATGCTGAACAACCTGATAATAAAAAAGACCCTATGCTAGCGGTTATGACTGCTATTGGGTCAGGTGTGTTAGATAAGTTTGGTTTAGATATTGCTTTAGGTGCTAACTTATTTACTAAAGTAGGTGAAAAACAAGCTATTGAAGCTATGATACGTAATAGCGGTGGTGCTTTAGGAAAAGCAGAGGCAAGACATTTACTTCATACAGAAGCTAAAAGTGAAATTCTTAAACTAACAGGTTTTTCAAATGACTTTGCTATGAAACAAATTAAATCGGCTGAAGCTATTGCTAAACGAACAGCTGATTTAACCCTTAGAGCAAGTGCAGAATCAGGTACTGAAACATTACAACAAGAATTAGAAATGTTAGGCCAATCAGGCCAACGTAATTTAAATTATCGTTATACACCTGAATATAAACATCAGCTAATGGAAGCTGCGGGTGGTGGCTTTTTAGTTGGTGGTGCATTTGGTAGTGTTCATCATGGTATTGATATGGCAGGATGGCATGGCGCTGCTGACTTAATGGCTCTTAATGAAAAGATGTTAGGTGATGCACAAAGATTTCAAGCAGAAAATGAATCAGCATTATTAAATGGTACTGGTGGTTATAGGACTGTTCAAGAGATGTCAAGATCTGAAAGTAGATCTGCACAACAAAGCAATTCTCCTGGATTAGATAGTATACCTACACATACAGGTTTCTTTAAAGAGACCCTTATTCCAATGTTAACTAGACCATTGTCTCATTTAAGACAGTTAGCTACTGATGCTATCCCATCTATTACAAATGAAGATGGTAGCTTTAAAACTAATTTAGCAAAAATTAAAGCTATTATGGGTGGCTATGGTATTCTTCCTGGAGAACATGCTTCAGGATTCAGACAAAGATTACTAGGTAAATGGACTGAGGGTATTTCTCTTGATGATTTAGCCGCTGACTTAGGTGTTAGTAGAGAAAAAGCTAAAGAATACGTTCAACACGCATTTGAAAATGTATGGAGCCAAGGTATAAAAGCTACTGGCGATATAGGTTATAAAATTCAAGCTTGGAAAGATAAGCTAGATATTGCTCATCAAAATATGATTGATTTAGGTAGAGTGGCGGGTGTAGATGTTACTTCTATTGATTCACCTAACGCATTATTTAATGCTGCCGAAGTGGATCCTGCTCAATGGGCTGCTAATAAACTAAATATCTTAACTGAAATGGTTAATGCAGGAGCTGATCAAGGTTCTGCTAGAGCTGCAATTAATAACCTTACTTCTAAAAATAAACAAGAAGCTAATTTAGCAAGGGATTATTTAAATCAATACGGTTTATTTACTAATCCTAATTTAAGCCATTTGTTTAAACAAGGTGTCTTTGATAATATAGAACACCATAAAGACAGAATAGCTAATGCTATTATGGCTAATACTTATTTTGGAAAGAATGGTCAAGTCCTAGCTAAATTATTAAAACAAGCCTATGATAATAATGAGTTTGAAAATGAAGCTGACTACAAAAATACTGCAACTAAAGTAAAAGCTTTTTATGATATTATGAATAATAATTATCATATGCCTAAAGAAGAAAGCTTATTACATAAAACAATAGGTTGGGCTACAACAATGTCTATGCTAGCTTATTTAGGTAAAGCAGCAGTATCATCTCAAGCAGAAGCTGCAATAGCATTATTAGGAACCCCTGGACATTTAATTAGCAAACAATTAGGTACATACTTTAAATCTTATTTTAAGGAAGCAAAAGCAGACATAAATATGGGTGTATCTTATGCAGCATCTCGTGCTGGTATTGATATGCTAAGATCAATTCCAAGTACTACGCTACAACAAAGGCTAGATGCTCTTGTTTCATTACAACAAAAACCTGGTTTATCTTTAAAAGAACATGAAGAGATTGAACAAGAAGTTAATCAATTAACTAAACAGTACTTTCATGAAAGTTTAATATCTAGATTAGGATACACAGAAACAGGTGCTGGTGCAGCATTAAGATATGATTATGCTAATACATCTGCTGGTATTCAAAGAAAAGTTATGGGTATATTTGCTAAGGCAATTTCTTTAAGAGCACAAACTGATGCTAATCGTATTGCTGTATTAACAGTAGGTTCAGATATTATGGCTACGCAACTAAGATCGTTAGCTATGATTCCCGCTGCTAATAGAGCAGCTATGTTTGAATCTGGTATGGGTTTAACTAAAGAACAAGCACAATCTTTAACTGAGTTACAAGCTTATGGCTTAGATGTAAATGGCTTCTTAACCTTAATGGATAAAATGCCTGATTTAAATCCATTTTCTAATGACTTTATGAGCTTAGAAGCTAATAGTCCTGAAGCACAACACCTACAAGATAACGTAGCTACTGCCCTTGGCAATATGGTTGATTCAAGAATTGTTAACCCACAAGCGTTTAATACACCATTAATATTTAACGACCCTAGATTTAGATTGTTAACCGCTATGGGTAGATTTATGGCTACAGCTCAAGCAGTTGTATTACCTAGATTGTATAAACAATATTTATTAGAAGGTAATATGGCTATGAAATACAGTGCATTTACTACTATAGGTATGGCTATTATTGCTGGTCAATTAGTTAATATGCTTAAGAACAGTTTGTCTTATGGTGATGATGATAGTCCTTACGTTAAATCTTCTGTTAAGAAAGCACAAAGAGTTTTATATAGTTCTGGTTTATTAGGACAAGGTGAAAGATTGATTGAACAAATAAGTCCCTTATATGATTTCAATAGAGCACCTAACTTCTTTGATAAGACAACTGCTAAAGGGAAAGTTATTGAAGGTAAACCTGGAGAATGGGCTTATGAAAAAGTCAAAGGGTTATCTCCTCAAGCATCTTGGGCAGCTAGCGTAGGAGAAGGTATGTATAAATTAAGTGAGGGTAACACAGAAAAGGGTGTTAAACAACTTGCCAAAGCAGCACCTGTAATGGGTAGCTTCCCAATAACTCAGCAGGAGTTTGCTAACATGTTTAAGAAAGAAGGTAAATAATGGTTGGAAAAGTTTCAACACCATCTACAACCAATGTAAATGCTCCTATAGGCGGCAAACTATCGGTTCAAGATTTAATGAACCAAGCGGTAGATCGTTATGGTCAGGCATCTACCCCAGCAATTCCTGGATCAGAAGCTGCGGCTAAAGGTATTAGTGAATACAATCCTGTTCCCTTAGTCCCTTCACCATTACCAGCCCCTGGAATGAAAGGGGTTGTAGAGTCAAATAGAATTACCGCTGAGTCTTCTCCTCAAGCATTAGCAGATGTTACCCAGTCTCCTCTTGCTAGTATACCTAGAGTAGAACCTGTATTCAATGAAAGAGGTATGGCGGTTATTGATCCTAATACTGGTGAGTATGCTACTCAACAAATCCCTATGGAAAGATTTGGTGAAGAGCAGGAAGCTCAATTAGATTCAGTACCTAACTTTGATCCTGCGTTAATGGAAGATAACTCTGTAGAAATGGCTAAGGCTATTCTAATTACTAACAACAAAGGCGACTTTGATGAAGTAACTATTAGTAGGCTTGCTGATAAAATGGCTCCTACCCTACAGACAATAGCTAATAACACTGAACACGATTTGTTTAATCCAACAGAAGCTACTATTGGTAGTACCCAACTAGGATATGAGAATGTTCCTGTAGGTATTCAAATACAACATCAATTTAATATTCCACAAGAACAAGTAAAACCATTATCAACTATTATGGGTATTGCTCATGTGTTAGCAACTAATGAAACTAATCAGTTTAAAGAAAGCCCTAATACTGGTTACACAAAAGAAGATGGTTTAATCTTAGATTCTAGTGGCGCAGTAATTGAAGATGCCGTTCCTCAAGTTAATTTAATTAACTCAATGATTCATTCTGCTCAAAATGCTTTAGAAAGAGTTGGTATTGATCTACCAGTAGAGGCTGTAAGACAATTAGCAGAAGCTAAAGTACAAGCAGAAATCTATAATGGTAATCATCGTTTAATGCAAGATAAAAACGGTAGATGGGTTCTTGGTTCTACTCCTAGAGTTAAAGACTATGCCAGAGAACTTAAGTATTTATCTGAAGCATTAGCAGGGGATATGCGTAGATCTCCCCCATCTAAAGTACCTCAATTATCAGGCTCTAACTTTTTAAAACCAGGAAGTCAAACTAGTAGAAATACTATGAAAGTTCCTGGGATGATTAGTAGAACAGCAGAAGTAGTTAAAGATATCTTTGGTTCTATAGCAGAAAAGTTTCAAAAGAAAAATGTTATATCTACCTATAAGCAACTTGAAGATATCCGAAACAATATGGTTGATGATGAGTCAGGTTACTACTCTACTAGTGTGTTTGCTAAAAGACACAAAATGGATCAGGCAACATACAAGAACTTATTAGCTCGTGTATCTCCTCCTAAAGATTACGATAACAATAAACCTGAAGACAGAAGTAAATTGTTTGATGCAAGAATTAGTCATGCAAGAGACCAAATGGATTCAAGAATGAAGGCTCTTGAAAACGATATCAAGAAAGCTTCTGGATTAAAGGGCTTGTTATATAGCGCATTCATTCATAGTAGTGCTAACCAACGTTTCTTTAGAAACAGTGATGGCACTGATATCATGGCTTCTAAAGGTGGTGTACGTGAGATGCTTAACTTTGGTGTACAAGGTCATGTTATCTCTACTTCATTATTTAATCCAACAAGGATTAAAGAACTACAACAAAGAGCTGAAGGTGTATTTAGTAAAGTAGGTCAGGCAAGACAAGATGAGCTAATGAAAATGACACCATTTGACAGAGCTACTCTAGGTCTTATGGAAATGGCTGTTGTTAACTATTACTCTTTTTCTGCTGATCCTTCTGTTCAAAAGAAAAATATTAAGAAGTATTCTGAGCTAGAATTAGTTCAGATGTATACTCCTGAAATAGGTCAACACTTAGCTTCGTTAGGTAAAGACTACAATGATTGGTTAAAAGGTGAACTACCTAATGACCATCCTTTTGTTGTAGATCAACTATCTAAAACACCTAGAGGGGAAGCGCAAGGGTTTCAAAACCTATGGGATGATATGTTCCAGCTAATGTCTGCTTCACTTAATCCTGCTGCAACTAGAACACCTGTAAGATTATCTGCATTAAATTTTGATGATGGTAATCAAAACGGTATCTTCTTACAAGCATTATATTCAGGTAATACTGACACAGCAACAAGGCTTGGTACATTTAACCCGTCATTAGCTGACATGCGTGGTCATGCTTTAAATATTATCTATGATCAATTAGATGAATTACTACCTGATCAAGAACAAAAGAAAGAAGCATGGGCTAAATTCTTTACAGAGGCATATAACAAATTACCTGATAAATTAGCTGCTGATTTATTCAAAGTACCTATGATGCAAAATTCTTATGGTAAAGATGCTGGTATGTTCTTTGAACATGTCAGGGAATTCTTAGAGGACTCTCAAGAGTATTCAACTATCTATAGTGATGTTATAGCTGAAGCATATAATAACGATATTAATGCAGCATCATCTGATTTAGCAAATGCTATGGAAGCTACTTTAAGGAAGACTATTAATCCTAAGTTTGTTGAAGCTTTAAAACGAGTAGGTCGTATGTTTGCTATTATGGATACCGTCCCTACTATCCTTGGTACTGCGGGAGATCATTGGGTATTTAGTTCTGTTGACTGTGGGTTTATACCTGATTACAGTAAAAATGCTATTAGCCAAGCAATAACTCCTGAAGGTCAAGAGTATGTTGAAAAAGTAATTGGTCAAACTACTACAGGTTATATGACACCTGCTGGTCGTGTTGAAGCACCAATGGCTAGACGAGGTTTAAATCCTAATGCTTCTAAGGGCATACAAAGATTCTTCAATAAGAAAACAAAAGTGTTTGATGTCTTTGAAAATGCAATTGGATCTGCTTTATCTAGACAAATGGGTGTTATGCCTATTCAATCTACTGATGGCGACTTGATTAAGCTTATGATGCTTGCTGTTAATTCTAAATTAAAATTACCTATGCCTGTGTTTACTGTGCATGATGCGTTAATTACTACAGCAGACTCTATGCACCTGTATCGTAATGCTTATAACAACATTGCTATACCACAAGCTATAGGCGAGATATCTAAATTTGGAATTAAATTAGATGAAGCTTATACTAAAGCTAAAGATAATTTGTTTAAAAAGTTATCAGGAGAACAATACATTGGTATTGGTGAGAATGGTGATTACCCTTCTCTTGGAGGTGTCTTTGATGAGATCTCTAAAAAGATAGATAGCCCAACTTATAAAGAAGTTTTCTTAAGACGATCACATAATGATGAATCAAATTGGAATGATTATGTAGCTAAACAAAAAGAAATATTAAGGAGAGCTACAGAAGCAGGTTGGATTCAAGGTAAACCTAACTTAGCCGTTGATGCTAAGTCATTCAGAGAATTATTTAATCTTTCTGAAGAAGTATTTGGTATGGGTGGATCCAATAATAAATTCAAACAATGGGTTAATAACTTTTCAACTGATGTAGAACAAGGTTGGAAAGAGTTTAAACGTAATACTGGTAAAGCTGGTATAGCCCAAATGACTCATGCTTAATTAAATAAAAAACCCCTCAAGGAGTAATCCTTAAGGGGTTATTTTTTTTTATTTCTTTGTAAGCTCTTTAATTTGTTTACGAGTATCATTAGCAAGTTTATCTGCTTTAGACAAAGCATTTTCAGGAGAATAACCTTTAGTAAGGTATCCTTCATAATTTTCTCGATGCATCTTTTTAATTGCTGCTTCATTAATTGCAGGTGTACCCGCTAAATTAGGGTCTAATCCCAAACTTTCACACACATCAGCATCAGAGGTTTCTGTATCACCTCTTAAAGCAAAGATGTTATAGTTTTTATATTCATTCATTTAAAACTCTTTCCAATAGTTGCTTTGACTTTCCAATGAAGTTTATTTAAGTCTCTTAGGTAATCACCAATATAAGTATTTAATCCACCATAACCAGCTTCTTCAGATACTTCAAATAAACCTTGAGCATTTTGTATTAAGATTTCAAAGTCATTACATAACTCAGTAAACATAGTCTTGCTTGACTCGCCTAATTTATTACACTCAACAATCTCAGTAATATCTAAGATAGCTTTAAGAGAAGGTAATGCTGGCTTATCTAGCTGACGTAGCTGTTCACCTAAAGAATCATGTTGTGCCCATAAAAAATCATAAATCTCGTTTAATAGCTCATGATCTTGAACAAAAGTTGGTCCTTCAACATTGAAATGATAGCCATGAGACTTGTAATATACAGTAAAGTTATCTGCAAAAAGATTTCGTAATGGTACTAATACTGTTGCAAGACTAGATACCGATAGCGGGGGTGTTGCCATTAGGTTGTTCCTTAGTTGGTTGTTTCTTTTTACCAAAGATTTGATCGTAGTTATCTTTGTATTTTTGTTCGTCAGTAGGTCTACGACCGCTACCCTTACCCATTAGCTTCTTCCCATTCATTAAAAACAGGGGAGTCTTCTACAAAATCTAAATGAGTACCTGCTGGAGGATAATAACCCATAGCACGTAAGAATCGTTCAAACTGTTCTACTACCTCAGAGATGTGTACATGGGCAGACATCTCCATACGAGTTGCTAAATGTGGTGTGGTGTATTTAGATTCAAAGACAATAACATCTTTGTTCTCACACATATCTTCAATATCATACTCATTAATCATTTAACAATTCCTCTAGTGTTACTGTTTTATTTGCTAACTTACGTTCTTTGTTTTGTTCTGTTTTCCTTTTATTAAATTCAGGAAAGTGTTTTTCCATAAGGCTACGATAAGCAGATAATTCTTCAATAAGAATACTGATCTTACCAAGCTTATTTGCAAAGTCTTTAGAATCAAATACATGAAAGTCTAAATTAATATTCCTATTACAATCAGAAATAATGATATCACCACCCATAGACCATGACCCAGACTGAAAGTCAGTTTGAATAGCAGCTAATCCTTCTTTTTTATTTAAGAACTTACGAGTAGTACGTTGGAAATCTTTTTTCATATTACGTTAATACCTTCATAGATTTAACAATAGCACAGAAAATATAATCTTTAGCTTTTTGTTCTACAGGTAATTCATCATAAGGTACCATACAAGGGTGCTTTTTATTCTCAACATCTTTAACTTCACCGTATAACCAACCATCTAATTCTTTTTCTTGATACCAAGAATTATGGCTAGCTTCAGGACCAGCATTATGATTATTGTAATGGAATACAACTCCATTGTACGCCGATTGTTTCTGCCAATCAGGTGCTTCTTCCCATGATAATTGGGAATCATCTCCTAAAGATAAACAGTAAGCACGATTAGCTTCATGACATACTTTAGCAATGTTTTCTAATGTTGGTTTCATTTGTGTCCTTAATTATGGTAGGTCATACAGGAATCGAACCTGTATTGATGGCTTAGAAGGCCATTGTTCTGTCCATTGAACTAATGACCTATGTATGGTGGATTTTCTAGGAGTCGAACCTAGTTGCCCCTAAGGGCTACAGATTTACAGTCTGCTGCAGTCGCCAATGCTGCTCAAAATCCTTGTTGTTTAGTTGTTGGTGGCTCCAATTTGCCTTGCCCCGCTAAGGTAAGCACACGCAGAGTCTTGTCTCAACCAAGGATTGCGTTTCCTTTGGCATAGCCACAGCGTCCTGTAGCGTTACGAACTTCACACCAACACGGCTGGGGACTGTTCAGGTGGTCTAGGGCTTCTTCTCTCCCCACCTACGGCGTAGCATCCTTTCGGTCTAGCCCTCAGCCGCAATCCCCATGCGTCTTGATGTTAAAGAAACACCCCCATAAAGAGGGTGTCGGGCCACAGATACGATCTTGTGGGGAATTAAATGGTTGCGGAGGAAGGATTCGCACCTTCGACTTCTGGATTATGAGTCCAGCACTCTACTACTGAGCTACTCCGCTATATTCATTGGTTGCGGAAACTGGATTCGAACCAGTAACCAAGGGATTATGAGTCCCCTGCTCTACCTTTAAGCTATCCCGCATTATGCATTGGGTACTCGGTAATGGATTTAAACCATTATCTCTCAATTAATCGTTGATTGCTTTACTTAAGCTAACCGAGCTTGTTCTCTATTAGGGGACGTCTGTACTTGTAATAAAAATATCTAACTCCTGTAATGAAATAGAACCATTAATCTTTCTGATCATATTATCATTGTCATCGGTCAATACAAACGTAGGTACAGTCTTGATACCGTATAGTGCAGCCTTATCTGGATCTTTATGAGCATTAATATTATTTAATACAACACCATAGTCCAACATAAAGTCTACGTCTTTAATTCGTTCTGACATTTGTTTACAAGGAACACAAGTGTCAGTATAAAATTTATATAAGTTCATTTTTTGTTGGTATTAAAAACCATTCTCCATTTGTTTTATATTCTGAAAATATTTCATGATATGTAGATTCCATATAGCCTTCATTAATACCTTCATACAACACATGTAAAGGATAAGGATTAGACACTTCTAAATTTTTTAATCTGTCTGCTAAATTATCTGTAGAACCTATTTTAACATATTCTCCACAACCAATCATATACAAATGATTTTTTGATTGAGCATCTAAACCTTTACGTCCATTAATTCTAGTAGCACAAGATTTACATTGAGTAGATTTACCTGTTCTTAAGTTAGAATCTTTTACAATACCCTCTTTACCGCAATCACAAATACACTTGTACTTTGAATTATAATTCTTTGTTTTAGAATCAAATTCAAGTACAAGCCACTTATTAAACCTCTGACCAATCATAATAGTTACCCTCCTATTAGGGGCCAACTGGCCAGTAGTTGAGTTATATTTCACATCCCCCAGCAGCGCAACTAAGTGTCTGTACACCCTCTACATTATCACGATCTTCAATAAAGTTTTCCCAATCAATAGTTGGTAGTGTATCTTTTAAACGATGGTATACAGACAAGTCAATATCTTCATATGGAGCCTGACGATAAGTACCACCATCATCAGGTAAGAAGCTGATACCAGTACACTCATCAAAGTGTTCATATACCCATGCACCTACTTCAACCCACTCATGTTCTTTAACAGAGATAGTTACAGAAGGTTTATGTTCGCACCAGTAACGCTGATACATTAACCAGATATTTAAATGATCAATAGCGGTTAAGTCTTTGCGAGTAAACCCAGGAGCATGTTGAGGGAAACTAAACACAGTAGTTTGGTCAGGCTTCATTACACAGTCTTCATTAGGTAAACCTTGTTCAACTAGGAACTGTGTTAATGGGTCTTTCTTATCTTGACGAATACGTCTAATATAGTATGGAGCATGTCCTGCATGGATACCACTACTTGTTTGTGTTAACTGAGATACAGTACCCTCAGGTTTAACGCAAGTAATAGCAGTAGATTCTGGTACACCTAAGATTTCAGCCCATTCTTTATTAGTCTCACGAGCAACATCACGTAGCTTTTGGAGTACAACTTCTAAGTCATAACCATCACCACGGAGAATAGCATTGTCTAAGATACCAGTCATAGATACACCTAATAAGCGTTCTGCTTCAGTGTTAGTACGCCAGATATCACGTAGATAAGGGAAGTATGTTAGGGTGGATTGCATGGTTCCCATAATAGTAGCAACTCTAACTTTGTGCTTAAGGGATTCAAGTGTATCCTTCGGTGACACGACAACGGTGGATAGGTTACAAAATTGGTATGGCTTAAGGATGATTTCTGAACAGGGATTAGTTCCGTAATCAGTATCCGCTGATCGTCTTCCCCATTTAGCTGCTTGTTTTTGTGATGCTTCACGATTAAAGATTCCTCGTTCACCTGAATGACTGTTGTAGATATCTAACCATTCCTTCATGAACTCACCTACAGAAGGTTTGCTGTTATACACAGCTGAGTTATTAGCTAAGGCACGTTCACCATGTTGTTCCCACCATGTACCTGTCTTAGCAGTAGCATGGTCATAGTCACCTAAGTCACCTAAGCTAATCATAGCACTACGGCGTACACCACCTACAACAACTACTTCACCAATCTTACACATGATATCATGGCACTCGATAGGTTTTAATTGGCGGTCTTGAGCATTAGTAAATTTATTAACTGTGTAGCTGAATAGATCAATCAATGGGCCAGGACCAGAAGCACGACCACCAAAGGTTTTTAATGGAGCACCAGCAGGGCGTACTAAGGATGTATCCCATAATGGAATAATACCTTTGTATAATAAATCAATTAAGATACGATAAGCATCACACCAACCTTCTTTGCTATCTTGAACTTGGATAGTGATAGCATTATCTTGTACTAGTGGGGGTACAATCGGTAACTGATTTGTATATTGTTGTTCAGCCGAGAAGCCCACTCCAGTGCCACATAGTAGGATGTACATGGCTTCATCAAAACAACGAGGATTATCGACAGGTAAGTAAGAACAATTATATGCTGCTACGTTAGTACGGCGTAAAGCCTCTCCAGCAGTCATAATAGAACGCATTGAAGGTAATGTAGACAAACTATTAATTTCTTTACGTAGGATTCCCCAGATACTATCGTCTGGTTTTAATTTATTCTTTAATTCCTTTTGAAAGAAAGTTACCCAGCGATCTGCTGTTTCACCCCAATTTTCTCTACGTTTTTTCTCAGGTAAGTAACGAGCATAACGGGATTTAGCAATAAGTTGTTGATAAGAGTTCATGATTTCCTTGTATTATTATGGGTGTTGTTCTTCGGTATTAGGGGCCATCTAACAGAAAAAGTATTTAGAATCATAGACTTGTTTCAAATCTAGATCACCTTCTTCTGGAGGAGGATAATTAAAGCTTTCTTTATTAAGCATTAAGGTATCCATAAGATTACTAAAGAAGTCTTCAATATCATATTGAGCTATGAAGGTCATCTTAGTTACTTCTTGTAGAAAATCAACTTCGCTAGCATGAGTGCTAAAGCTATCATGGACAGCACCAAAATTACCGTTGAAAATGGAGATAACATTAGCCATATGAGCCGCATCATAACTATGAACGACATTAGGACTAATCCCAGAAGCAAAAGATCTACGGCAGGGGACTTTTTCACCTGTTTCTTTATTGAGGACATCCACTTTGATGACATGTCGGATCCTTCCTTTAGGGTTACCAGCAATACCTTTAATAGTACCTCTGTGTTTACGTTCATGTTGTAAGAATGCCTTGTATACTACAGGGAATCCTGAAGGGGTATGCCATGACAATTGGTTACGACCAGAATTAAGCTCATGTTCAGCAATTTTCTGTAAAAACTTAGTAGTCTTTAATGGGCCAGAGCATACAGTGTTAATAGCTTTAATTAAGTTACCTGCTAACTCTCCACATTCAGACTCAGTAATACCATACTTAACAGTGAAACCTTCTACGTGGCAGTCATCATACATATTTTTAGCAATACGTTGTTTGCCTGCTGAGTACGCACGAGTCATAGAACCTCGTTTAGCAATACCTTTTCGGATGTCTTTCATAGGCATCTTTTTATTTTCAAAGTAGTCAGGCATTAAGCCAATAAGTTCTTTAGCTACTGCTACATAGAAGTCTTTCTGGATAGGTGTAGGTACTAATGATACTAGTGTACCTGCTTGTTTGTCTCTAGACATAGCTGCTAAATGCTGCCATCCGTTATTACTACCATCAATAGGAATAGGAAAGCCAGACATATAAGGTTTACCTTTAAGCTTTGATTGAATATAGTTTTTTATTTCTAAACAACAAGCAAGGAAGCTATAGGGTTTCTCAGCAGAGATATCAATAGCATTATGTTTAGATACACTTGCTATTAACTCTAGATTGTTATCTACCCATGTAGCTCTATCTTCAAGAGTCATTTTATCTAAAGAAATAGTATCAAGACCCTCTTCTTTAAGATATGTTTTGTAGTCAGTTGTAAAATAGCTTGGTAGCTTATTAGCATTAAATGATTTGTTATAGCATCCTGCTGTATGAACCTTTAACCAAAAGTATCCACGATCATCTACGTGTTTTTTATCAGCAAATAAAAAGAGACTACGAGCTAAGTCACTACCCTGAAACTCTAAGAAAGATTCAGCATAATATACTCGACCACGATAGTCACATGATACTTCTTGATAGAAGGTTTGATCACCAATTAATTCTGCCTTCTTTACTACTTGATTGTATTCAAAGTATTTACTTAGCATACGTTGTAGCTTAGGGTCTTTCTTACCAAGAAAGGTAGTACCATCCATATGCTTAAGCTTCTTAGGTAAGTTTAGGTTTTCATAATGAATATTATATTCATAAATAACACTATCACTATCAGTTAAAGACAATACCTCTGTTGGTTTAGCCTTAAGCATACCTTGTAAGACTCCTTGATTAAGTACCCAAGGCTGTTGGCGTAATGTCTCAAGTGATTTGACAAAAGGTTTATCAAGGTATTCATGAAATAGTTTGCTGTTAGTCCATCCCTTAATAAAAGGTTCTTTAGTAAGGTTACTATACAGTCCAGCAATAGGTAACAATGGTTCAAATGAAGTACCTATTAATGTTGGTTTAATATTGTCAGGCATATTGACAATACGTACCATGTATGGGGCTTTAAACCCTTCATACTCACGGAAGATATCAATCAATCCATCTTGGAGAAACGTTTCGAGTAAAACATCTCCAAGAGCGAGAGTTGATTTGATGTTGTGTTCATCAGTTCCAATAGCTCTTGCGATTCGCTTTCCGATAAGGTCACTTGCAAAAGTAAGTTTAACTGATGCGCTATGAGTTGCATTCTTGTTGCGAATACAGTAGCGGAGAAGTGTGTCCCACGATTCATTTACAAACCTTTCTAAGTCATATTCCCACGTTGGATGATGTGCTAATAGTCGAGCACCTTCATTATAAATCTTATCTGAGTTGACTACGACTTTAGCTACTCGTTCAGATAAGTATTGTACTGGATTCATGTATTCCTTTTATTGAAAGTCTACGAATGTGTTTTGATGTAGACGTCCTGTGTTAGCATCGTATTTAGTAGTACCACAGTCACCTGTAAGACCTGTAAATCGAGACTTCAATACACGAAGACGAATAGTATTACGCATTGCTTCTGTTTCAGCAATCATATTACGAGCAAAAGCAATAATATCAAATGAAATCTGTTTAATAGAACCAGAACCTTTGATGTCATCAATAGTAGGTAGGTTACCTTCTTCAAAAGGCTTTTCACCTTTACGCAAGTGAGATACAACACCTAACCATACATTATGTTTCTTAGCAATCTTTAATAGGTCAGACATAACAGAGTCAACTGCTTCATTACCTGTCTTACCTTTAGCACCTTCAGATACAGCAATAGTGATGTGATCAAGAATAATATATTTACAACCCATTAATGCTAGGTGTTCCATCTTATCAATGAGTGACTCATCACTTACAGAGCCTTGATGATCTAGAAGGATTAATCGTTCATCACCAAAGACCTTTTGAAATGCTTCATATTGTTCTTGTTCAGATACAACATCTAAGTTAAGGTTCTTTTGTAGTTGCATACTAATAAACTTCTGAGCGGTATCACCTACTGATTCTTCAAGAGATACCATACCAACCATATCAGTTGTTTTATTTAGTACTTCAAATACAATTTCTTTAATTACAGTTGATTTACCTGAGCCAGTACCCGAAGTAAACAATACAATTTCACCTTGACGCATACCATATAGCTTATCATTTAAACCATCTAGGCATTGAGGATAAGGAACAGATACAGTAGATTGCCTACGTTGATATTGTTCCCAGATTTCTTCACCCTTAACTACACCTGCTGGGCTATATGTACGTGCATTAAAGATACACTTCATTAACTCATCCGATCCATGTTTAATTAATACATCACATGGGTCTTTCTCAGGTAACTCAGCTACTTTAATCTTATCATAGCCAATAATTTTAGCTGCTTGTTGAGTAGCTTTACGACCAGGTTCATCCATATCAAACATGAGTACTACTTCATCAAAGCTCCGTAAGTACTCACGTTGATTAAGGATTAACGCCATTGCCGAGGCCGAAGGGATTGCAACTGACGGGTAGAATTTAGAATATTTATTGTGTTGGGCCTGTGCCACTGCAAGCGCATCCAGTTCGCCTTCAGTAATAATAATACGTTTACCACCTGTGGAAACATTCTGGCCAAACAATTCAGTGTCTTTAAAGTCACCATGAATAAGGAATGTCTTAGGTAGTTTACGTTCTTTATAGGCAACAACGACACCGCCTTTAGTATATGGATAGAAGTGGCTACTAATAGTTCCATCTTCAGCATACGATACCTTAACTCCATAGTGAGATGCAACCACTTTTGTGATAGCTCTTTCTTGAAAACCTCTAGTGTCATAGTCTTTGATTTCCTCTAGTGTGTGCATATTGTAATTCTCTTTGTGATATACAGTTGGTTTAAAGTTAGGGTCTATAGGTGAAGACTTTTGACAGCTAAAACAAAAGCCAAAGTCATCATTTTCTTTGTAGCTAAATGCATCTGATGATGAACATTTAGGGCATGGTGCATGTACCCATCTACTCATAGTCTCTTTCTTCTTTAAGTTCTCGGATAAACTTACGGCGTTCCTTAGCTTCTTTTTGTGTAGATTTCTTTTTATGAAATTGATTCTTGAAATCTTCTTTAAGGCTAATGTATTCTTTTAGAGGTTCAGGTTTTTTATTCTTCATAGCTTTGGTTTAAGAAATTTTACTGCCCCAATGTTCCCATTGTAGTAAAGGCGCTCTCCATCAGGTGTTTCAGCTCTCGAAAGAACTTCACATTCCCACTGCTCTTGGACTTCCCTATACGTAAGCATTCCTTTTCCGAATACCCACTCGTAGATAACAAAAGTAAATGAATTAAATCCGTAGTACTCAATATCATCAAGGAGTTCTCTGCACGAGGATTTATAATCTCTCCAATCACTTTCTCTTCGAGTGATGGTTCTTCGTTTAGATCCAGGTAGTAGTCGTTTTGATTCACTTATTAATTGCTTTCTTCCAATGTATCGTCTTCCTGTTTGGAGGTTTTCGATATAGTAGATGAATCCAAAGGCTCCGTCTGGTCTGTCTGTGAGGGGGTGCCAATGTCCGTATGACTCAGCACTGAGGCATTGCTGTTCCATGTTAATCTTTCTTTGAGTTCTTCAAAAGTTAGGGGACGCAAGTCTGATTCAAATTCCCTAATGTAAATACAGTTAGCGCATCTCACAAAGTTATTATACCACAAGTCACCTTGTTTTGCTTTCCAGATTTCAATAACCTTATTCCACAGTTGGGTATTAGGTGTATCTTTAATTAGCTTTTCAGCTGTCTTAGTTCCTACACCACGTAACCCTTGGATGTTATCTGTAGCATCTCCTGTCAGGATTTGAGTCATCAAGAAACGATAAGCCTCTGCGTCATCCATGAAGTATATTTCACCTGTTCTAAAGTTATGATGCCATCCAGGAATAGCATTCAAGTCTTTATCAATGTGAGATACAATATACAACTGACCTTCATCAAGAGCTTTCTTAGCGGTAATACCACATAGATCATCTGCTTCACCGTTGTCACTAAGAACACAGAAGTCTTTAGCGTATTCATATAGCATATCAATACGATCTTTTACTTCAGGTTCAATAGTGTCTTTACGGTTTCCCTTGTAAGCAATATCAACTTCATATCTAAAGTTGTTAGCACCCTTAATAAACACCACTCCATTAGAAGCATTTACGTTCTCCATAATCTCTTTTAGTTTATTATCGAGTGCTTTCTTACATTTAGCTGGAGATGGTTCAACGAAAGCAATCTGATACATGATACTATCTGCATCTATGATTGCCAGATTAAACTGAATATCATTATCAGTGTACTTCTGCATATGTCTTTCCAATGTGAGCATCACCGCCCATACAATTAATGCCAAACCATTTAGGCGCTTCAGTGAATGCTTCAATGGCTAACTCTTTAACTTCTTCTGCGTATTCATCTTTAACTACAACAGCTAGTTCATCATGATAATGAATAGAGAAGTAGAATTGTATACCACGCTCTTGTAGCTTACGTTTAAGATAAACAATAGCTGCTTTACAAGTAACACCTTCAGCTGTCTGTAGTAGGTAGTTTAATACTTGATGACCAGAGCTAACAAAGATTAATCTACCATCAATACCACGGATGAAAGCTTTATCCTTACCAAACGCATTAGATGTTCTTTCAAACATACCATTGAGTTTGTCTTTAAGTTCTTTTAATCCTGGAATAGCACTTTCAAACTTATCTTGAGAGGCTTTACCAATGACAGCATCACGTTTACCTGTAAGAATTAAACCAGATTTACCTGCACCTGCACCAAACAGATATGCGTATAGCCATGGTTTAGCTGTCTTACGAGAGCAAGGATAGATGGTACTTAGAATGTTAGCATTCTTTGTATGGACATCTCCATTAATTACTTCATTAGTGAATTCGTCATTACCAATATAATGGCATAAACCACGCATCTGGTTACCAGCAGAATCGGCTCCAACGATTGAGGTACCAGATTCGCATATGAGAAGACTTCGCATCTCTTTTCCGTATACTGAATCCACACTAGGCAGATTAGCAACAAGCTCATGCCTACAACGGAAAGTTGGTGTACCAATAGTCCACATACGACCATGAAGACGATTATCACGGGATCCTTTAACAGCTTCAATCCAACCCTCCAAGATACCTTTCCTTGATCTGATTGTATAGTATTCACTAACCAGCATAGCATCAGGGCCAAGCCGTTCAAGAGATGACTCGGTAATCTTAGGACTTTTATTAACAAACTTCCCATTGATTTTCTCCACATTCCATTCATCAGGTACCCAGCCAAGACTATACAACCAGTCTTTAACTACTTCAATACTACCTACTTTGCCTTGTTCAAAAGCAATACGACAATATGCACCATCAATAGGTCTATCTTCTTTACCTGACTCTTGTGTATATCCAAAATGTTTTACTGTTGCTACAGTATAGCATCCATCCTTACGCCATGCAGGTTCTTTATACTCATCTGCTTTATCCATCTTTAAACAACGCATACCAATTCGAGGCTCAAGTACAGCTTCAATAGCATCAAGCTTATTATTGATCTGCATCAATAGCGTTTGAGCAGCAGCCATATCAAACATCCAACCTTTTTGTTGTATCTCTGATTCAATCTGAGCAAATTCCATCTCAACATCCATACCTGTTTTGTACATAGGATGTTTGTTGATGATCTTAGTTGCTTCTTCTGTAAGTACCTTATAAACCTTTACATTAAGCTCTACATCTCGGATACAATATGTAAGCATTTCTTTACTGTATTTATCAAAGGTATTGAATTCTAATTTAGGAAACCCTAATTTAGAACCCCATCCTTCAAGACCATGCTTATGATCTCGTTTATATTGATTAAGCTGAGACAATACCCAGGTATCAATTACCTTGGTGGTACTAGCAGGAGTCCATCCAGTGATATATTTGAGTACAGTAAAATCATAGCCAATAATGTTGTGACCGTAAATAATGTCAGCAGTTTTAAGAAACTCAAGACCTTCTTGTAGAGATGGCAGTTCATTATCATAATCAGAAAAAGAATAAATAGTTCCAGTATCAGAATCAATAGCTACCATTAGCCAAATAGTATCTACATTAGGCATAAGCCCGTTTGTTTCTATGTCTACACATAGCCTTAATTTTTTCATAGTAATCTATATCCATAATAAGTAGCGTATGGGGCTTCTAAAACCCTTGCTTCTATTTCTTCAGGATCAAAGAAGTATTTTTCTTGTTCATCTTTTTTGTTAACAGTATGATTAGGAATTTTAAATCCTTTTCTTCCTGTTACGTATTGGCATACATGAACAATCTCATGACATAGTACATGTATAAACATTAACATAGCGTATTCACTATACTCTTCTCCAGCAAGGAATGGGTCTTTAACTTGAACTAAGATTCTGTTTTCAAAATCATTAAACAATGTAAGACCTAACTCATTACCATCAGGTGGATAGTCTACTGCGCATATGCTTACTTTTAAAGGTACTTTAATAACAGGTAGATTAAACCTTATTACGTAATCCATAAGACAATCCCAAAATAGTTTACCTATTTCCTTTTCACAGTCAGGTAAGCAAGCTACTTCTAGTGTAATACCTGGGAATAATTTATTTTTCACGTTCAACTACCTTTACGTTAGGAGAACCTAACTCTTGTAGTTCTTCAGCCATACCTAAAACGAGGTCATTATACGAATTAATTTGTTCTTCTAGCTCTTGAATACGATTACTCATTATCCAATTATATACACCCAGAATTATAATTAATCCTGACAGCAATAAAATATCTACCATTGTAGTCCTGTTCTAGCCAACCATTCTTTAGAGGCTAATTTAGTTGTTGAGTATTCTTCATTGACTAAAACGTTATTAGCTTTTAAGAATTCAATACCATCTTTACATTTATATTCATCAATATAAACTAATCGTTTGATACCTACTTCACTAATAAGCTTTGCACAATCAATACAAGGGCTAAGGGTACAGTAGATAGTAGCATTATCACTAGATAAGGTTGACTTAGCCAACTTAGCAATAGCTTGAGCTTCAGCATGTAAAACCATTGATTTAGTTTTACCATCATCTGTTTGAGTTTCATTGTCCCATCCTCTAGGTGTTCCATTATAAGAGAAAGAAATGATGTTATCATTCTTTACAATGACAGCACCTACTTTACGATCTTTAGCATAGCTTTGTTGCGCTACTAACTGGGCTACCTTCAGATAAAACTGATCCCAATCTGTCTGGGTTTTCATATTGTATTACTAGCTCCTGTAGTTTTTTACATACTTCAGTTAGATGCCATAGCTCTGTTTGATCTTTAGGCGGTCTAACCATAAACAAAATAGTTACAATATCACCATGGTCTTCAATTAGCATATTGCTTATCCCATAGATCATAGTTTTTATATTTCTTTTCGTATGCTTCTGTTACCTTTTCTCTGTCTAACTTCCAATCATTAGCCATTAGTTGCATCATAGCTAATAGCTGACCAACTTCTTCTTCAAGATGAGCCTTGTTAGTTATGTTTGTAACAGGAGACATATGATCTATACCAAAACGAAGTGCTTTAGATATAGCTTGAATCACTTCAGCACATTCTTCTTGTGTGATACGTGCGATTAAATTATTCTTCAATGACATCGATTTCCACCACGTTATATGTTTCGTTAGTATTAAGGGTTTCACCTATCATATAATCAATAGCATTTCGAATTGTATCTTCTTCGTGTTCACCATCAAACTCGATGACAACTGTTGCGATTGTTTTTTTCATTTTGCACACTCCTATTAGGGGACAACTGCGGTTTAAGGTTGAAACTCTTCAGCATCAATATAGTTACGGCTACTTAATTCCCTGATGACTTCTCCTGGTAATTCATACACACCATCATAGTCAATCAAGAACATACATTCATCAAACCACAAACCACCAGCACAATCTTCTCCTAGTAGTTTGTGTTCAAAGAATCCATATTTAGCATCAAGATCAATACAGATTTGGAAGTTGCGTGTATCGATTGTTTGATTATAGTTAAAAGTTTTGAAACACTCTTGTGTAGACATGTTAATCTTTCCTTAGGTTGTTACTCAAATTATAAAACAATTCTGACTTAGAAGCTTTAAGCTGTAACAATAGCATTGTCTCTAACTCATGCATCTCTTGATCAGTACCATACGCTAAGATTGTTCTGATGAACCGTGAGGGACAATCATTGTATTCCTCAAGCATCGATTCAGAACTGCAGACATATCCATCATCTGTTGTTCCCTTGTGCTTTCCAATGTACTTTCTATCGGTGTCTTTATTGACCCAAAGATACACAAATGACTCACCGCTTGGGCTGTAAGCGTCAGATTCACTGGACACCTCTCCATCATTTACTCCATTAAGATGATTCTGCCATAGTTCCTTCAGATATGCCAACATAGGCTTACCCTTAGGTGCTCTCCACATGACCACAAAGGATGGTGATCCTTCATTTTCGCATAGATACTCATAGACCCATTTGTTATATAATCCTGAGTATTCTACTTCATTAACCTTAATACGAATCATGGATTTACCTGAGTCAGATGTATAAGACTCAACCTCATCAACAGTACATTCGTAGATATCAAAGTATTTATCAGTACCTGTAACAAACTTCTTAATTGTCTTTATTAAGTTCATTTAGTTTCCATTTGATAGCATCATGCCACATACCTAATGCGTCCATTATAGATGTGTATTCATATGAGTAATTAAAATTCTCATCTGATTCATATCGAGCAACAAACTCTGCTACAATACTATCATTATGGTGAGCAACATTATTACTATATGCTTTTACAAAAGCTTTTTGTTCATCAATATTCATTTTGCTAACATATATAAGCCTACGTTACCGAAGGCATATCCAAAGTAACAGATAGACATTCCTATATTACCTTTAACACCTTGCTCGATAGCAATGTAAAGGTATATAAGCCCTACAAGGATAATAAGCCAGCTACTCATTTGCTTTTAACACACTCATGTGAGTTACCTTGTTGTTTAGTTTCAAAGAATTTTTTGCAGTTAATGCACTCATATAGTTTTGATTGGACTATATAAGTGCTTCTATCTCCATGCAAACCACGTAGTCTACCAAAGAAAGTATTAATTTCCTTTAGGTAACTCATTAACAAATTCTTTAATTAACCTTTGAAGAGCAAATTCAACTAATTGTTTTGTTTCTTCAGGAGTAATATCAAATTGAACTGTGGCACTACCATCTTCATGTTCTTTAACTTCAATTACTTTCATTATGATTCCTTATGTACATGTTCGTCAATACTATAGATAGAATAAAAGTCATGAACTCTTTTAAAAGATTTTAAAAGTTTCTTGACTGCTTTACGATCTTTTTTAATTCCTATATGATATAAACTTTGATGTTCGTTGTTATCATATTTCTTTTTAAAAGACCAATAATTATCTTTTAAACTTTGAGCTACTGCTTCTGCAAAAATTTCATTATCAAGAATTTCTATTTTCATAGCACAATACCTTCTTTTTTGTATTTAATAAGAGCATTTAAGTACCATAAAGCTTTTTCTAACTCTTGTACTTCTTCATCTTTATTACCACAACGCATTAGGTATTTGTATACTTGACCAAATAAATGAGCTTCTACACCTGACTTACCATCAAGCATATCAACCATTAACTCCATGTATTGCTTACCTGCAGCTACATTTTTGTAGTGCTTAGGGTTAATGATTGCATCTAAGTTTTGTTGTCCAGAGAACTTAGCATCTAGCATAGCTTCTTTAGCTTTGGCTTCATCATAATCGATTTCTTTGTTATAAGCTTTAGCAAAGCTACTAGGCCACAATTGCTTTTTAGACCATTCATCATAGAAGTCTGATTTGTAGGAGTCATCACGAGGGTCTTTTGTTTTAGACCATAGAGCATTATCGTCATCAATGTTCATTTTGTTCCTTAAATGGTATGTAAATAGTGTTTAATGTTTCAAAACTACCATCATCAAATTTATATTTTATTAATGATGTACGTACTTTATCTTCATCCCATATAGGATGATTAAGGGCATTTACATAAGCAATTTCACCTGTTAAGTTTTGATTAGTATTCCAATCAAAGTATTCTATTATTTTGAATACAGGTTTATTAATAAAATGTACTTTAGGCTTTTGCGTAGACATCCCCGTTCTCTTTCATTTTAAGATCTTCATATGGTGCAGCAATACGGCGATACAACTCTAATTTAGCGCCTTCTAATGCACCCATGCAGTCATTAATGTTTTGATAACTTTTACCGTTTGATAATAGGTATTCATTAATAATGCGTGTGAATAGATAATTCATTTCACCTGCATTACTTGTACCTACATTAGAGATAGTATCAGTAATGTATTCTAAACGATCACGATCAATACTATGGATATATGGCATATTAACCTCCTGAGTGTGTTGGTTGATGGTCAAATTTGTTGATTAGAAAGTATGTTGTAATACGTTCATCTTGTTTTTCATAGTAGTCATCATCTTCATAATGATATGAACCACCATTAAGTGGCTCAACTACAAATTTGCTATCACGATAATAACCGATGAAGTCGCAACCTTGTTCACAGAATGTAGCTTCAACAGTATATCCTTGATCAGTCATTTTATAGTAGAAAGCTTCAGGTGGACTCCATGCGGTATCAAATGTTACATGAATATAGTCTTTTCCGTTATCGTCTTCAAGGATTAATTCTGCAGCATCCCATTTAGTACCCCATGTAACAATGTTAGCGTCATACCAGTCATCATCTTTAGATGATGGAACGAAGTATTCAAAGAAACCACTTAAGAATGTTTCATCACCGCTATTTAGTCGGTTGATTAGTTCAGTTAATTTAGCGGCGTGTTCAGGTGTATTTGCAGTGATTTTTAAGCTGTTAGCTGTCCAGTTTGGCATATTAGTTTCTTTTGAATTGGATTAGTATGTTTGGTTTATTTGTTAGTAATACACTTATTAGATACAAAGATAAGCCTAACACTAATGTGTATAAGATATAGAACCAGAAACTTGCTACACACGCAATAAATATTGCTGTTAGCATTAAGTTTATGAAGTTACTCACAAATATTCCTCGATAATAGTTTTACAAGCTTTATCTACAGTTGAACGCCATTCAGTGACAAGGGACTCAAAGAATGGATGGATAGTTGAGGCATCTGCTTTGAATGCAACAACAGGTTTACGTAGTACATAAGAAGCATAGAATACTTCCATAGCTGTACCATGTTTAGCGATTGTTGGATTATCAAGATTGACAAGGATAATGTCAGATTCTTGGATGTCACGTAGGTCTAACTCAAAGATACGTTTCATGTATCGTTGTTCGAAGTTATGGATACGTCTGCATGGGTTAAGGGTTTTGACATCAGCAAAGTTTAGGATAGCTTCTGCTGATGTACGCCAACCGATAGCATCTTCTTTAGATACATGTTCCATTGGACCAGCTAAATAGATTGTTCTTTGTTTCATAGTTCTTGAAGGATAGTTAGTTTGTTTGCTGTATACCACAATCCACCTTGATTAGCTGGACGCATATGTTCTGTGTAGTCATCGATAATAACTAGACACCATACACGATCTTTCTTTGATAGATGTGGCGCATCAGGTGCTGCACAACAGTGCCACCCTGGGCGATGAGCATAACCTTTTGTTTTGTGATCTTCTGCTGTGTATGTTATACCTTGTTCAAGCTTTTGTTTACGGTTAATAAAGAGTGGTCCATATGTACCATCTTTACGTTTACGAAAGAGTTTATAGGCTATTACTGTCATATGGTTCTACTTCAGTCCATGCTGCAAAATGATATACATTGTTGAATGCATCGGTTACATATGAGTACATACCATCAATGTTGCGTAGTTTGTAGATTATGTTAGGGATTCCTTCATATGCGTCTGGAGGAACTTTAGGGCTTTCAGACAGTACAAATAAGGAGTGGTTAGGTAGTTCGTATAGTTTCATTTGTTTTTAAGTTTGGCAACACTCATCGGAAAGTTGCATTAAGTGTTACTTTCCGATAAGTCTTTCATTTGGTAAGGACGGTTTGTATATAGATTACATTTTTGGTTAGAGCATTTAGCTACTTCTTGAATGCTACCACCTACACAGTCAACACAGAAAGCTTTGATAGCCATTAATGGTGTAACTTTACGATTAGCTTTCTTTTCTGCTTCTTTAAGAAGCCATTTCTCAAGGGTTTTACCACCTTTTTTAATAGCAATAGAACGTTCTTTACGCCATTTAGCTAAGGCTAATGCACCTTTAGCTTGCATTTCAGGTGTTAGGTGTGATCCTGGTTTTGTCTTTGAAACGTTTGTTGAGAGTTTCTGCATGGTGTTCTGCTTCCTCTTTAGTTAAGAACATTATTGCGTCTGTGAAAGATATTTCTCTACCTGCTACACCGTAGTACATACGATCATAGCCTTGTTTAGAAAATACGAAATAGTCAATAGTAGTTACTTTCTTGTTCATCTTTGATATATTGCTCCCAATGTTTATTTACTTCTGCTTCAACAAGATTCCAGTCTCTGAGAGACAGTTCATCTTGTACTTCACGAATGAAGTGACCTTTGACGTACATATATACAGACCAATTAAATGAGTCAGGTAGACCTGAGTGTGGATCACCTTCATCAAACTCGTATTCACAAATTAAATTTACCTCAACACCATTAGGAATGTTATCGAAGTCGAAATCTTCTAGAAAATCAACATTAAATTCGTTCATGTGTTTTTCTCTTTGCGTTTTGGTGAACAATTTACATATTTAAAATTTTCTTTACCTTGTTGGCGATACAAAGCGTCCATTGCTTTGTAGCATTGTTCTTCTGTAGGGTATTCAATTTCTCTTATAATTCCGCAAAGACCCCAAGCGGCTGTGCAAATAGTCAGTATCCATGTCATGTGTTCTTCTCCTAGGCAAAGTTGTTCTTCTGCTTGAGTTTGGCTTCAATGGCTGTTGCAAAGAATTTAGGAACCCCGTGCAAATCCAGCGTAGCTGCTTCAATTGCATTGCGCTCCTCATCCGTCAGCCTTACCCATGTGCGCTGTGGTGGGTGGGTGTAATACGCAATAGCTTCTAATCCCATTTCATAAGCTTCTTCTGGATAAATTGCGGGTTCGTCAATTTGTTTTTCATAGTCAGCAATTATTTTTGCTTGACTTTGTATGACTTCACGCAGTTTGCTAACTTCTTCGCTGCCATAAGTTGGCAATGATTCTTTATGGCATTGTTGGCAAAATTCTGGCCCTGCCTCACAATGCGCTACAGGCTCTTGCTCAATCTCTTGACCCAACCTCTGCACTTCATACATGGCGTGTTCTCTGATGGCTTCTTTGATGGCGGTGATGGCTTGTTTGGCTTTGCAGCTTTCAGAGTGCGGATTGTAAGAAAGCACATCGCAACAAGCCCTGCGCCCAATGTCATCTTGTTCATTGTCGTACTTGATAACGTCTACAAAATCTTCCAACGCCTCAAGCGCCTGTTTTATTGCTTCAATCATGCTTGTTCTCCTCTGGCTTTGATGGCGTCAATCACATCAGCTTGAAAACAATCATCAAATAATGTTTCTTTGATGATTTGTATGATGTCTTCTTGTTCTTTGGCGGCTACCAGTTTGACAAAGGCTTCAAGAAAAGGCAACAAACTAAATTCGTCATTCACAACGATCATACCCGCCTTTTCAGCCATCTCAATGATTTCATTTTGTGTCATTGTAACACCTGTAGAATCATATTAATAGCTTGTATTAAGATCATTTGTTCTTGTGGATGAAGTTCATTCCAAGGACGACTTGGTTGAGGCCACTTTTTACGGATAGCTTCATAGAATTGTTCAACATCAGACATATATACCCCATTTGTTGCATTTAGCTTTGGTGCTTGGTTTAAGTTTCTTTTTATGACATACTTTAAGTTTAGAAGACATTTTAGCTTTTAGACTTAATTGGTGGGATGTCATTGGTGTGGGTGACTTGGGTAACAAGATTGCTAATCCTGTGTACCCAAAGCATAATGCAAAGATAATAAGTTTTAACTTATTTAAGGTTTGCAACTTCTTCTCTTACTGCTTTTAGAAAGTTGATTAGTTCATCGATGTCTTCAGCACAGAAGTAGTAGTCATTAATTGTGATTTGAACGTCAGTGCTATTGAATTTATATTCGATGTCAGCAGAGTTATCAAAGGTATGTGTACCTTTTGGGTAATCAAGGTTTACTACTGTATTTGTGTTAAAGTTATATTTTTTCATTATAGGCTTTCAATCATTTCTAGGACTTCAGAAGCATCATCTGCTAAGTATAGTTTGTCTTCGATAGCAGTACGTTGTTTATCAATATCTTCACGTAATTTAGTTAGTAGTGCTTGATGCTGTTTGTATTCATCCATGAAACCTACATTATCTTCAATTAATTCACGAATACCATTAGAAAAGTAGTAACCATTGTCATATTTCTTTTTGAATGTTTCAAAAGACATAACTTCACCTGAGTACAATGCTTTATATACTTTTTCAGCATCATATCGAGGGTCTTTTACTTCAGGAATACTGTTTTGTAGATTATTAAGTTTTTCATCTAGTTTGTTATTAGCACGTTTAACAGCGTATTTGACTTGATCTTTGTTTAGTTTAGCCATGATATTACCTTTGATTATGAGCGAATAAAAACCCCTTAAAGAGGATTCCTTAAGGGGTTATTTATCATTTAGAATGGTGAATCATCAGAAGATGATGAAGATGTATCATCAGACTCGGTAGCATCAAAGTCTACAAAGTTTTCATTATTACGTTCATATTTAACAAGTTTAGTTACTTGAACAGCAGTGAGCATGTTGGAGATACCTGACTTAGTAACTTTACCATTAGGTGCTTTGATTTCATAAGGTTTCTGCATAACCATTACGTTACCGATAGAACCATTACCAATGAGCTTAGAGTCAAGAGGATTCTTAGCATTATCTACAACACGTACTTTAACAGCATCAGTTCCATCAGCTTTAAGAGCTTTCTTCTTGAGGTTAATAGAGATTTTACCACCATCAATAGACTTAACTTTACCGAAAGCAGATAATTCTTTTTCACGTTTCTTGGGAGCTTGGATTTGTAGTTCATACTGTAGAGTACCGAATGGATCAACTGGCTTGTCTAATTTAGCCCAATGTAATTCTACATCTTTGATGATTACGTTTACTGTGTCATTGATTGCTGTTGTCATGATATATTTTTCCTATGGATTTAAGTGTGTAAGAGTAGTCCCCTAATAGAGATAGCGTAGTTATCACTACTCTATAGGAGACATTATATGAAGGAGAGATTATGCCTAGAAGCATACACCCAAATTCATTAGCTAATTTGAAGGTTATTACGTCTGAGACTGCAAGAGCTGCTCAATTAAAGAGTGCTGCATCAAAGTCATTAAACCACAAAATGGCTGAAGAATTTAAGATTTCAGCTAAAGCTTTTCAGAAAGCTCTAGTAGATTTACCACAAGTATCATCATTAGATGTACTTAGAATGGCAATGTTCAAAGCCCTTCAAGAAGATAACTTTGAAGATGCAGCAAGATACGCTAATATGATAGCAGAGTATGAGAATCCTAAGCTAGCTCGGATTGAACAGACTAATACTAACAAGACAGTGGATCTTACTGATGAAGAACTTAAGAAGATTATCTCTGAAGAAGGTCTTCAAGAATAGTAATCAAGAGAACAGTATTTAAGGATATATCCTTATTTATTGTTCTCTTTTTTATTTATCTTTAATTAAGTTCTTTTATCAATAATATACTTTAAATAATATATTAAAGATGAACTCCCTATTAGGGGACAACTAAATTGGGAATCTTTAACGTTGTACTAAAGTATACGTATAACGAGTTGGATTAACTAGGTCATAGAAGTCACAATCATCAATCTCAACACTTGACTCTTGGTCATGTAGAGATTCATAGGCTTCTTCAATAGTCTCACCGATACCCATTAAAGAGAAGTCATCACGAAGGATAGCTAAGAACATTTTAAGTACTCCATTCTATAGATTTGATATTTACTGACTTGATAGCAGACATACATATAGCACATGGTTTAGCATACATTTGTCTGCCTTCTTTGTTTGTTCTGATAACGAGCATTTTGTATGCTTTTGATATATCAGAACATTTCACAATAGCTGAAACTTCAGCATGTAAAAAGATTCTCTCAGGCATATTCTGTTTCTTTGCATGTAATGCCTGAAAAGGATGTGTCTTGGTATAACTGTTTTTACCTATACTTAAGATCTTTCCTTTCTTGTCATAGATTATTGCTGTTAGGTTTTGTTCCATTGGATACCTTGTTTACTTTCAATAATTTACCTTTAAGAAAATGTTTTTGGATACCAGTTTCAGGGTCATACACAATGGTTGTGTCAGCTTTGACCTTAGCTTTGATACGTTTGATCAGATCGAAGTAGATTTCAGCGGCTTGATGAGCCATTATTTGATTCCTTCCTTACCATAAGCTCATTGTGTTGTTTAGCTTTCTTTGAGTATTCTTTAGCCATATTTGTTTGATCAACGTCATTAAGATATTGATTCAGCATATATGATAAAAGAATTAGTAGGATTATCAGTACAATTACCATTACTAGAGCGACCATCATTCTGGATCCTTAGCTTTAATTATACCTTGAAATAATGTATCTTCAGGACAAACTAGAGGATCATTATTTTGGCTACTGTATCTGAATAATGTTTGATAGATTTCATCACATTCATTCCTGACTTTATTTTCCCCTGAGACTCTACCTACAAGTTCACAGACTATGTCTAACTGTAGTTGGTTTAGTGTTAGTGTGTAGTATGTTTCTTTTTCAAGAAGAATACCATTGTCTTTAACTCTTGTTGTCTTCATAATTGCTCCTCGATTAAGTCAGCTAGTTCGTTGAAGGTGTATGCAAAGTTATCGTTTAACTCTGCTAACGTTATTAGTGAGTCTTCTCTGATTATATTTTTATATCCTTCCTTAATGTTCTTTTCATTCATTTTTATTTTTGGATTTTCACTTTCTAGCTTAGCCCATTTCATTACTGGATAAGGTAATTCTGAGTCTTCATTCCAACGTTCTTCGAATGAGTTATCATACCAGAAGGTGTAACCCATGTGTTCTTTTGAACGATCATATTTACCGATACTTTCTTTTTCGGCTAGGTCACATAGTACACCTAGACAACAGTATGTATCTTCATTGGGTCTTAACAGGTTTTTACCTTGATGGTATTTACCTGACCTGAGAGCAGATACCCATTGGGCTTTAACTTTGGGATTCATTAGGTTACTCCATTGATGATGAGGCTATGATAAGAGACAATTTTGTTTCCTTGGTAGGTTAAGATGATGCTACCGATTTCTTCATATGATGGATGTACTTTACCGATACCCCTTTCTTCGAACTTTTGAGCTATGTGTTGAACACTGTTAATGTATATCTTACGAGTGGTGTATGTGATGACTTCTTCACTGGGTTTTACTCGGTATGATTTATCGTCATACCACATTGGTTTCTCGGAGTCGTACCATGTGCTTGTATCTTCGTTGAAACACTGGATTTTAGCACCAGATGCCCATTCTGTGATGAGGTCGTAGTGGATGTGTTTGGTCATTTGTTTTCTTTTTCTATTGCTTTATCGAACATTTCATGGGCGAGATTCATGGTTATCGTTGCTATGAATAATGCTATAGCACGATCACTGTCTGTATATCTTCCACAATATTCGAGGAGTTCATCGACTGATCTAGGTGTTACGAAGAACCCTGAGTATGGAAACGGGTTGTTCATTTGAATGCTCCTTTTGATTCACTTTGTTTCACTTCTGACACACAAAAACGATTTTCTACAAAAACTGTCTTCTCGCTACTTCTCTGCGGTACTTCCTCCCAAGAACAGTCTGCCCAATGTATTCTTTCATTATCTTTCAAGGCTAGTTGGAGCTGTTTTGTCCTTAGGTATACCCTACCCATCATTTTCTGTTTGATGTCTTCTAGGTATTGTTCTATAGTAATGTTCATTATATGACTCTTACTAGTTGATCGTATACAGAAGTATACTCGAGTACTGTCCCTTCGATATCTACCTGAGAGCACAGTCCTTCGAGTGCTGTCTTGGTGTTTGCCATGATGAATGCTACTGTTCCTCCTGTGATTGTTGTTGACATTAAGATGTCACATCCAAACTCTTGTGTTGCCTCCCTGATTTCCTCGTAGGTGTCTAGGCAGAAGTCTGCTGGTGTTACTGGTGTTAAGAGTATGTACTTCATGTTTATCCCCTTGTGGTGAGTGTGTTATGTAAACTTGGTACCTACCCCAAGTGGTCTCACTTTTATTTAGCCGTGAAGACTGTCTTACAGGTTATGCTTCAACTACTTCATTGAACCATACATTACCATCCCATCCTTGTGTGACACCGAAGTGTACCTTCTTACCTACCAATGCACGAGCAGTCTTATATTCCTTACGAGCATGGTCTACATCACGAGTGATGGACATCTTACGGATAACTTGTTGGTCATCCACTGCATACCAGTAACGGTTCTCTTTGTCTACAAAGACTGCCATCAAGACAGATGGATGAGCTGTGTAAGCTGTTGTGGTTGTGTCGCCCTTGATTGCAAAGGCTGGTTTGATTGCTTGGGTTTCCATGATGTTTCCTTTCAGGTTGATGATAACTTACCTTGGTACTTACCCCAAGTGGTCTCACTTATACTCGTGAAGAGTTAAACCTTAGTACGTTACTACCTCATAGTACTGTGGATCGTACTCATTGAGGATAGTTACTGATGATGTCTTGCACATCAATACTCGAGTGAGTCTATGATAGACGTAATACATTATAATACTCCTTCGTTGTGTTTGTCTTCAATGTTACGGATGAGATCAATTGCTTGCATACCAGCTAAGACAGCAGATGCGATCAGGATAACAATAACAAGGATAGCATTGTTGTCATGTGTGTAGATCTGATCAACAGACCAAGAGGCAGCAGAGTACCACATCAAAGCGGTAAGGACGTTGAGGATTGTGTACATGTTAATCTCCTTGAGTTATGTACTAACAAGAGCAAGATCGCTCTCCATTGGGTTGTTACACCCAATAGGCAGAGATCTTAGGCACGAATAGCAACCAACAGTGCCTCAAGAGCAGCAGCACGAGAGTTGTCACCATTAACCTTCCAGTCAGCAACAAACTTAGAGTTGCATTCATCGTCCTCCTCAAAAGCCAAAGACACAATGGCAGGCCACACAGCAGCAACAACAGGCGGCAAAGCAAAGTCAACAAACGCCTGACCAGACCCGTAAGAACAGACAGACACAGACAAAGCACCGTCCAACGCAACCTCCGACAAGAACCGAACAGCAGCGCCAAAGGAAGGAGCAAACGAAGACAGAGACACAGAGACAACAGGAGAAGAAGAAGAAAAAGAGACCACGGAACACCTCCAAGAGAGAAGACAGGGCAACAGCGCCCAACGAGACCCGACCAGCAGCACGACACCCCAGCACGAGACAGGGGGGTCACACGACACAGAAGGGGGAGAACAAACAAACACATGATTCTTTTTCACACACAAAGACTAAGGGGGTTATAGAAAAAATAACAAAGAGTAGTCCCCTAATAGAGAAACTATAACGAAAGCATATGTCTAACATCTCAAACACCCGCAAGCTAGAGGCTTTAAGGGAACTAAAGCGAAGAGAAAAACTCGCAGAATACCAAAATAACTTTGAACTCTTTGCGAAAGAGCAGATAAAGATTCTACCCAAAGACTCCCGACTAGGATTCCAACCCTTTCTCTTTAATGACGCCCAGAAGATTGTTAATGATGCGATCGAGGGGCAACTAAAGGAAACGGGCAAAGTCAGGGCTATTATTTTAAAAGCCCGTCAGATGGGTCTTTCTACATATACTACTGGTAGAGTATTCTGGAAGTCTTATTTCAATGCTTTTAACAAGTCAGTTGTCATGGCTCATGATGCTGCAACCTCAGACGCTCTCTTTACTATGTCCAGGAATATTATTTCTAATATGCCTGAGCAGTTCTCACCCACATTAAAGCGGTCTAATGCAAAAGAGATTATGTTTGAACATAATGATTCTGGTTATAGATTGTATACAGCTGGTTCTCCTGAGGCAGGTAGGGGTATTACACCAACAATCGCACATCTTTCAGAAGTTTCTTTCTGGCTCCATGATGAAAAGATTTTAGCGGGATTATTCCAGGGGATCTCCCAAGCAGATGGTACAGAGGTTATTCTCGAGAGTACGGCTAATGGGGTAGGTAACTCTTTTCATAGGTTATGGACAGATGCTGTAGCAGGTAAAAATGAGTATGTTCCTATATTCGTACCTTGGTTCCTTATGTCTGAATACCAGAGGAAGACACCTGAGGGGTTTGAGAGGACAGATGAGGAAGAGTTACTTGTTACAAGGTTTAGCTTAACTGATGAACAGTTATACTGGAGAAGATTAAAGATTGCTGAGAGTGGTATTGATAAATTCAAACAAGAATACCCAGCTACTCCTGAAGAAGCCTTTATTGTATCTGGCTCTAATGTATTTAATATTGAAAAGTTAAATAGGTTAATACCACAACCAATCCTAGCTCAAAGAGAATTTAACTTTGAGAGTATGATGATGGAGGATGCCCGACAGGGGTCTATTGAAATATTTAAGTATCCTTCTTTTGATCAATCTTTTGTTATAGCTGCTGATGTATCCTTAGGGGTAGGCAAAGATCATTCTGCCGCAGTAGTTATGAATGCAGAAAAAGAAGTATGTGCCACGTATAGAAATAATATGATTGATCCCAGTAAGTTTGGGGATCTATTGTTTTATTTAGGTAGGTACTATAATAATGCTTTAATGGCTGTAGAGTCAAATAGTATGGGTATTGCTACTCTGAATAGACTAGTTCAGATGGGTTATGTCAATATGTACTATCAGACTAAGATGGCTAATGTATCTAAGGAAGAGGGTATGCGGATGGGTTGGAGAACAACAACATCATCTAAACCAGCTATCATTGGATTTCTTAAGAGTGCTATTGAACAAGAGGAAATATGGATACCTTCAAGGACTATTATTGGGGAGTTAATGAATTATGTGGCTGATGACAATGGTAGGACAAATGCTATTGTTGGTCACAATGATGATACCGTTATCGCTCTTGCTATTGCTCTCGAAGTAATAAGGACACACGGAGATAAACTAACAACAACTAATGTACCCTTCACACAGAAGATGGGTTCATTCCAACAAATAGAAACAACATGGTTGTAAAGGAATATAATGGCAAAAGATCCAAGGTTAGAGAGAGCTGGAGTATCAGGGTTTAATAAACCTAAGAGAACACCCAGTCATCCAACAAAGAGTCATGTGGTAGTAGCTAAGAGTGGTGACACTGTTAAGACTATCAGGTTTGGTGAACAAGGTACTCAAGGGAGTCCTGATGGTTCAAAAAGGAATGAAGCTTTTAAAGCCAGACACGCAAGTAATATTGCCAAAGGGCCACTATCAGCGGCATATTGGGCTAACAAAGTAAAGTGGTAAAATAATATGGCTATTGATTTAAGCTTACGTGGTAAAGAAAAGGAACAATTAAAGTCCTTAATTAAACCACAACAACCAAATAAACTAGTAAATCCTAAACAGGATAGTAAACTAAAAGAATCTGATGGTCGATTTATGGCTATCAGAGGACAACAATACAAATAGATACAAAGTTCCCTTGTGTCCAACCTTGTTGGCTACTCATGGGGAAGGAACAAAGTAGTAGCACTAATTAATAGGTCATTGTTGACCTTGACTGATTGACAGATAGTAGTGGCGTAGACACGACCACTTACCCAGAAAGGTTAACAATGGCAGACAATACAAATACTCCTATCAGAATTACTGACAGGTATAAAGAGCCAGTAGGTGATAATGAACTATTAGCTATGATTGAACAGGGTGTAATGAACTCTGTTGGTGACTTCTTAAATAGTTCTGACTTAGCTCGTGAAAGACAGAAGGCTACCTACGAATATGGTATGATGCCTCAGTACCATTTGACTCCTCAAGGGGTGTCACAGATTGTTTCTTCAGATACTGTAGAGGCAGTTGAGGGTTATACAGCTATTATTGCTGAATTAATGTTTAACAACAATAAACTAGCTCGTTTTCTACCTGCTGGACCCACTCCCACAGACTATCACCATGCAAAAGTAGCTTCTGACCTCACTAATTATGCTATTTTTAAGCAGAATCCTGGTTGGGAAATCTTAAATACATGGGTTAAATCTGCTCTTTTGTGGAAGAATAGTATTGTTCGGTGGGAGTTTATTGAGGATTTTGACTATTCTTTTGAAGAATATGAGTCAATCTCTCAAGAAAATCTAGATTTAGTTTTATCTGACTCTGATGTAGAAATTATAGGTAACTTAAACTATGATCAAGAGTTAGGTATGAATCCTGATGGTAACTCAGAGTACCAAATGATTTATAAAGATGTTCGTTTAAAACGTAAAACAAATAAGACACGAGTTCTTATTAAGAACGTACATCCAGAATGTTTTAGGATTACACGAGATGCACATTCATTAGATGATGCTGCTTTCGTAGGTATCCAAATTGACATGACCCGATCAGAGGTCAGAAAGTTTTTCCCTGATATAGCAGAGAACATTGATTGGGACGCGATTGGTGATGGGTCATATGATTGGGCCACCAAGTACACCGAAGAGCAAGCTGCTCGTAAGCGTTTAGTCGGTGAAGAGTACTGGCTAGGGGGAAATTCAAGGGAGCTATTCCCTTCTGAAGCTAACAGACAGCTAACTGTTATCGAGTGTTGGTTAAGAGTAGACAGAGATGGTGATGGTATTGCTGAATTAAAGCATTTCATTATTGCTGGATCAACAATTCTTCTTGAAGAAGATTGTGATATGATTCCATTAGCAACTCTTTGTCCTTTTGAAGTACCTCACGAATTCTTTGGTATGAGTGTTGCAGATATGGTTCGTCCAGCTACACTTGCTACTACTGCTATTATGCGTGGATTCGTAGAGAATGTATACTTAACTAACTATGCACCTAAATTAGCTGATCCTAATGTAGTAGACTTTAGTGCTCTTCAGAATATGAAGCCTAAACAGATTATTGCTACTAATGGAAACCCACAGACTGCTGTGTCCTCTATGACTCCTGACGCTATTAGTGCAGGAACTGTACCTATCCTTGAGATGTTACAGGTTCATAAAGAACAAGCTACTGGTATGGGTAAAGCTGCTCAAGGTTTAAATGATACATTATATGTGTCAGGTAACAGTGAAGAAAAGATGCAGAAAGCTATGTCTGCTGCCCAAGTACGTATTCAGTTTATGGCACGTAGATTTGCTGAGACTGGTTTTAAACGTCTTTGTGATGGTGTATACCGTACCATGAGAACTAAACTCCGTGGTAAAGTAATTAAGTACACTGATCAGAATGATATCTTTAAGTCAGTTGACCCATCAACATTACCAAACAATATGCTCATGTATATTGATGCGGATGTAGGTGAGAATGGCAACAGCAATATTGTTAAGAAGATGACTATGGTTGGTCAGCAGTTACTACCTGCATTAATGCAAGCGGGGGCTGGTGCATCAATTAATCCTGAAGCAGCTGTACGTATTGCTTGTAAAACTTTAGAAGCATTAGACATGGATCCTTTAGATTTCCTTGTTGACTATACTTCACCTGAGTTTAAACAACAGGCTATTCAGTCAAGAGAGAATGAACAAAAGGCTGGTGAAAAGCTTAAACAATTAGAAGAACAAGTTAAGATGTTAGACTTAGCTCAAAGACAAGCTACTATTGACTTGACTAATGTACAAGCTCGTAATGCACTTCAAGATAATACAAAACAACTGATGGTTGCTCTAGATAAATCCTATCAAGAGTGGGGTAAGTTGTATATTATGGCGGCTAAAGAAGGTGTTACACCTCCACAGCAACCTGATATTACTAAGCTACTAGAGATGGCTAAACAGTTTATTGATACAGATATTAATACTAATGCATCTAAGCTGGATAATGGTGCTCAAATACCTCAGGTACAAGGGCCAGCAGCAGAGATGCCACAACAACAGTAAATAAAGAAAGCTTATGGATAAATACAAAGGCGGCTTCGAGAAGAGAGTGAAGCCCAAAATGAACCATGAGACAGGCGAATATAAAGTAGAACCTTTCCGAGACTCCCAAGTGGCTCTCGGGAAGGCTGAGTTTGCCAGTCGTGAGAGGGAACAATTCTTTGGTGATGCATATGGAGAGATTTTATCTGATCTCTTTGTTACATGGTTAAAGACTGAACCCCATTGTGCTAAGGAACGGGAATACCTATACCATACAGCTATGGCGTTAGGCTCCGTGAAAGAAAAGCTTATTGGTATCGAGCGTTTCGGTGCTAACATGCAATTCTTAAATAAACAAAAACAGGAATCCCAAGAAGGGGAAAATGAGAATGAGTAAATATTCAACAGTAAAGCAAGTATTATTACGTTCCAGAGAAGAGATCCTACGTGAACTCTCACGAGCTGGAGAGAATGGCGGTACGGGTTTAGCCCAACGCTATGCACCCATCTTAGTAAGTCTTCAAGGTGCTATTGAGGTTATTGATCGTATTGATGATCAACCCACAGTAACTACTAAAGCGGCTGGCAAAGAATTTGCCGAAAAGATGGCGGCAGCTAAGGCTGCTAAGAAGACTGCTGTTGCAGTTTAATTGGACACAAAGGTAAATAATTTATGAATCTACAACATCTCTCTACCAACACTCCTGCCTCCAACGTGAGTAGTCAGGACTTTGATGACGGAAGTTATAGTGCAGATTTGGAAGCAAAGGGTCTTGATGACATTCTTCGTAACTCACCAGCAGCAAAACTGCTTGGGTTAAAGGAAGAATCTCTACCAACAGAAGACTTAGGCGTCCCAAATCCAGATGAATCATCGGCAGAAGAAGCCCAAGAAGAGAACGATGAGGAGTCTGCAACTGACCTAGATGAAGAGGAAGAATCAACAGAAGACAAAGAAGAAAGTAAAGATGAGGATGATACGTCTACCCAAAACTCTGAACTACCTTCTGAAGAAGATATTGATTGGGAATATAAAGTACCTGTAACCGTTGACGGTAAAACAGAGTACGTTACCCTAGAAGAAATCCGTAAGGGTTATTCTACTGATAAACATCTATCTCAAAAGGGGCGTGAACTAGGCGAACTGAAGAAACAGGTCGAACTAGAAAGAAATGAAAAGTTACAAGAAATTGTACAATTAGGTACGGTAATTAATGAAGAATTAACTGCTGTTGAAACTAATCTTGCCAAAGAGTATCACAAAGTTAAGGCTGAAATTGATAAAGCACGAGAAGATGGGGATACCTATACTGCTCGTGAATTAAAAGATCAATTAGAAACAGTGCAAGAAAAGTATTGGAAGGCACGATCTAATCGTGAAGCCAAGACAACAGCTATCGTAGAACAATTACAGGCTCAACAAGCTGAGTATCAACAACAACAACTTAAGAACTATGAAGAGAAGATTACGGAATTTATTCCTGACTACTCTGAAAAAGTTGCTACAAGTATTCGTGAGTTTGCCCTTAAAGAAGGCTTACCTGAAGAGTTGTTGAATCAAGTATATGACCCCGTAGTTGTTAAATTTATTAATGATTATCGTAAATTAAAAACCGCAAAGGAAACTGGCGAAGTGAAACGTAAAGCAGCACCATCTGTAAAATCGATACCCTCTAAAAAGGGAAATTCGATCTCCCAGAAGGAACAACAAAGTAACACTAACAACCGTTCCCGAGTTCTTTCTGGTCAAGGATCAAAACAAGACGAATTAGATTTTCTAAAACGTATTTCTTCGGTGAGCAAAAAACTTTGATTTAAATTTCTCACTATTAAGGAAAAAACAAAATGGCAATTCAAACTTTCGCTACTGGCGGCCCTAAGGCTGCTGCACGTAGCTCTGCCGCTACAGGTAACGCAGTTAACGCTGGTGAACGCGAAGACCTAGCAAACTTTATCTCTATGATTTCTAGAGATGAAACCCCTTTCATGTCATCTATTGGTAAGACTAAAGCTACTGCTGTGTTCCATGAATGGCAAACTGACGAGTTAGCTGCACCTGCATCTACTCCTGTTGCTGAAGGTATCTCTTATGCTACCCAAGCTGCTGCTCAAGCTACTGAGCCTTACCGTACTCGTTTAGGTAATTACACACAGATCAACAGCAAGTCTGTTACTGTTACTGGTACTAAACGTGCTGTTGACCAAGCTGGTGTTGCTGACGAATACGCATATCAACTTAAAAAGCGTGGTACCGAACTACGTCGTGACGTTGAGTTCGACTTAGTTAACAGCTGGAATAGCTCTAACGGTTCTGGTACTCGTACCTTTGGTGGCTACCAAGCATGGGTTAACTACACTGCTGCTACCACTACTCCTGCCACTGCTCTAAACATTTTAACGACTGGTTCTGAGTACACTGCTCCTACCAATCCAGGCGGTGGTATTGCTGGTACTTTCACTACTGTTACTTCTGCTGATAAAAACAGCTTAGCACTATCACACATTGATACTGTTATGCAAGCTATCTACGAAAACGGTGGTAAAGCTACTAAGCTAATGTTGTCTCCTGCTAACCGCCGTGTATTCTCTGCTAAGGCACAGTCTGCTGGCTCTAGCTCAAGCAATGCTGGTGATGGTAACGTTCGCCGTAACATCGACCAAGATGGTAAACTACGTCAATCAGTAGAAATCTACATGTCTGACTTCGGTGACATCATGGTTGTTCCTAACTACGTAATGGGTATTTCTAATACCACCGTATCTGGCTTAGATAACACTGCTAACTTCAGTGCATTCTTATATGACCCAATGTGGTTCAGCTACGCTTCTTTACGTCCTCTACAAGAAGTTGACTTAGGTCAGCTCGGTGACTCTATCATCGGTCAGATCGTTGAAGAAGGTACATTAGAGTGCCGTAATCCTAAGGGTTGCGGTCTAATCTTCGGTTTATCTGGCGCTTAATCGTCAAGTAACCTAAATAAGGAGGGAGAGAAATCTTCCTCCTTTTTTATTATAAGGAACACAAATGGAATTTCTAAGAATTACAGCAACAGACGGTACTCGCCAATATATTCCTGATAATTATGTAGCTAATATTGCAACTACTGCAGATGGTACAGATGCTGGTTCAGCCTATAGAGCACCTAATGTAACTCGTGGACGTATTAGTCAAGTTAAATATTATGATGGCGCTAATGGTACAGCTGGCGCATTAGTAGTAACTGCAGTTAGCGCATATGCGTCTGGCGGTATTCTATATGAGTATGGTTGTTTTACTATTGATGGCGCTTTTTCAGTAGCATTACGTAACTAATCAAGAGGACACATGGGATTTTTATCACAAGAAAACAATGCTAAAAGCTTTGTTGTTAAAACAGACGAAAAGAATTTTCAATTAGAACAAGATGTGAACGCATACAAAGAGTATGCTGCACAGCAAAGGGAACTAGATTCATTTGCCGCAAATGGTAGAACATACAGATCATTTGCTATTATCCCTGATATTGTTGCTATTGATATGTTAACTAAACATGGATTAGATGTACACTCTCCTGAGTTTATGCAGGATCCAGCTAATCTAAGAAAATTAAAACAAGTTATTGAATCAGATTATCCATTACTAAAAACTAGTAATGTGAGAGCTTTATAAGGAAAATAAATGGCAACACCTAGATTTGACGCTTTAGTCGCTAAAGTAAGAGACTGGAGTAATAAACCTGAGATCAACACTATTCCCGACAGCGTCATTCAGGATTGCTTATCATACAGCGCTGATGAATGCTATCGACAACTACGTATTCCACCATTAGAAGCAACAACAATCTACACAGTTGCTGCTGAAGATAACTCAGGAGAAAATAGTTTAGGACTACCTTATGGTAATGCCTACACTTCTTTTGATATTCCAGAAGATTTAACACAATTCGTTTATATACGGACATTAGCTCAAGAAAATCTTGGTACAGCATACTCTACTTTCCCTTCTAATGTAAGTAAAGTATTTAATGAAGTAACTGATACACGTACTTTCTTTGATTTATACAGTGAAAAATACTCTGTATATAACTGGATGTGGAAAGATGGTAAGATTTATATTCATCCACAATTAGCTGTTGGTGCTGAGGTAGAGATTCATTATTACAGACGTTTGCCTGCTTTAAATGCTACATACAGTGTTACTCCTATTAACTATTTAATTGGTTTATCAGATGCTGAGCAACCATACCTATCTCTTACAGGTGTTAGCACAGATACTCCTTTGTATTTTTCAACAGCATCATCTGTAATGAAATGTTTTGCTACATATGCTGAAGCTGCCGCATACAATCCAACTGTAACTACTAAATATTATATTGGTAAAGAAGTATCTAATTGGTTAAGAGACAATAATGAAAGATTAGTTGTGTGGGGTGGATTATACAACTTAGGTGCATATTTATTTGATGAGACTATGGAGAAACGTTATGAAAAACGTTTTAATGAAACATTATTCTCACTTAACAAAGAAGAAAAATGGCGTAGAGCTTCAGGCGGTAACGTACAAGTTAATTTTAATACTAACGGTTTAATTTAAAGGGGAGTTAAATGGGATACCAACAACAACCTGGAATGACTGGTAGTATTTCTGCTGGTGGTGAATACGATAATTTAGATAACGTAACATCAGTACAATATACTAATTTGGCCGCAGAAGATGCTGCTGCAGCCGCATTAAGTGCTGAAGAAGCTGCTGCCTCTGCATTAGCTGCTGCTGGTTCTGCTAGTAGTGCGTCTACCAGTGCAGGTACCGCTACTACTCAAGCGGGTATAGCTACAACACAAGCAGGAATTGCCACTACACAGGCAGGTATTGCGACTACTCAAGCGGGTAATGCCGCTACTAGTGCAAGTACTGCTACTACACAAGCTGGAATAGCTACTACACAGGCAGGTATAGCAACTACTCAAGCTGGGATAGCTACTACTCAAGCGGGTATTGCAACTACTCAAGCAAGTAATGCAGCCACATCAGCCGCAGACGCATTAACTTCTCAAACTGCTGCTGCGGCATCTGCTGCACAAGCATTAGCTGCATTTGATAACTTTGATGACAAATATCTTGGTGAAAAGAATGCTGACCCCACAGTAGATAATGATGGTAATCCCCTCCAAACAGGTGCATTATACTTTAATACAGTAACTAACACCATGAAGGTGTATTCTGGTACTATCTGGATAGAGGCTTATGCTGATGGAGCATCATTCCTTGCAAAAGCAAATAATTTATCAGACTTAAATAACGTAGCTACTGCACGTACTAATCTTGGATTAGGTACAGCAGCAACAACTAATAGTACAGATTATGCTACTGCTGCCCAAGGTGCTAAAGCAGATACAGCGTTACAAACAATTACTTCTGTTGATGGTAGTGTGACTATTGCTACAACAGGTACTACAAGCGATTTAAGTGTTGCTGTTGCTGCCGCTTCTACAAACGTTATTGCTCAAGTACGTAATACAACTGGAGCAACATTAACTAAAGGAACTGCAGTATATATCTCAGGTGCTACAGGTCAATTACCTACAGTATCTAAAGCATTAGCTACATCTGATGCTACTTCAGCTCAAACACTAGGTTTAATAACTGCTGACCTAGCTAATAATTCTAACGGTTATGTTACTGTTATTGGTTTAATTACTAATATTAACACATCAGCTTATACAGATGGTGAACAATTATATTTAAGTTCTACAACTGCAGGAACATTAACAGCTACTAAGCCTTATGCACCTCAACATCTTGTTTATGTAGCTGTTGTTGAACATGCACATGCAACTCAAGGTAAGTTGTTTGTTAAAGTACAAAACGGTTACGAAATGGATGAGCTACATGATGTGTCTGCTCAGAACCCTACTAATGGTCAAGTATTAATCTATAATGAAACAACTTCATTATGGGAAAAACATACATTAACTGATGGTACTGGTATTAATATTACTGAGGGTGCTGGTTCTATTACCGTTAATTTAGCATCTAACTATGGTGATACATTAAACCCTTATGATTCTAAAACAGCTAACTATGTATTAGCAGCACCTAATGGGACAGCTGGAGTACCTACATTCAGGGCTATTAATGCAGCTGATATTCCAACATTAAATCAGAATACAACAGGTACTGCTAATAACGTGACAGGTATTGTGGCGTTAGCTAATGGTGGTACAGGCGCAGACAATGTAGCTTCTGCTCAAACAAATCTTCAAGTCGATCCAGCAGGAACTGCAGTAGCTTTAGCGATTGCTCTTGGTTAATAAAGGAAAATAAATGGCAAATACATTTACATCTTACGGCAATAAATCCGTGGGAACATCTGCGGCAACAGTCGCTACTATTGGAGCATCAACGCAGACTACTGTAATTGGAATGTCTTGTGCTAACACAACTACTTCACCTGTTACTGTTGATGCTTATTTTACACGTTCTGCAGTAGACTATTACTTAATTAAAGGTGCAGTAGTACCTGTAGGTGGTGCATTAGTTATTGTTGGTGGTGATCAAAAAGTAGTTCTTATTACAGATGATGTACTTAAAGTAGTATCATCTGTTGCATCATCTATTGACGTTGTTACATCAGTATTAAATATTACGTAAGGAGTATATATGTCATATATTGGTAGTACTCCTACTCAACAATCATTTGTTCCTTCATTAGATTATTTTAGTGGTAATGGATCAACTGTAGCATTTACATTATCTAGACCAGTAGCCTCTGTTGCTCAAGTACAAGTTAATATTTCTAATGTAGCACAGAATCCAAGCAGTGCATACTCAGTTAATGGTAATGTTATTACGTTCACCTCTGCTCCACCAAGCGGTACAAACAACATCTATGTGTACTACACCAGCCCGATTACTCAGGTGATTGCACCGGGGCAGGGAACGGTTACATCAGAGAGCTTTGGAACTATCACCAACTTCACCACCACAGGCAACACTGTCCTTGGTGACGCATCTACTGACACACTGAATGTCGGTAATGGAGGCTTGGTCAAGGATGCCAGCGGTAATGTGGGTATTGGTACTGCTTCGCCAGCTTATAAATTACAAGCAAATGCTGGCGGTTCAAACAACAACAATGACGCAAATACTATTGTAGCCACAGGAACGAACCACGTTCGATTGAAGGTGCACACGCCAACTACGGGCGGGTTTCGAGCGTCTTTGGTTCTTTCGTCTGACGAGGCCGTTACAGCAACGGGCAACGAGGTCAGCATTTCCACAACTGGCTCTGATGAAATGCAGTTTGCTACTGGCGGCTCAGAACGTGCCCGTATCGACTCCAGCGGTAACTTGCTGGTGGGGACTACGAGTAATGGACGAACTGACTCAAACGGAACTGCGATTGACCCAACTGGTGTTGTTTACCAAAATCATATAACTGGTACAGCTTCAGGAAGTTTTTACACCCGTTTTTCTCTTGCAGGCACTCAAATTGGCTCTATTTCTCAGAGTGGAACTACTGCTGTTGCATATACCACATCATCCGACTACCGCTTAAAGAATACTATCGCCCCAATGACAGGAGCACTGGCGAAGGTTCAACAACTCAAGCCAGTCACATATAAGTGGAACGCTGACGGCTCAGACAGCCAAGGCTTTATTGCACATGAATTACAAGAAGTAGTACCGGATTGTGTGCATGGGGAAAAAGACGCAGTGGACGCTGATGGCAATCCGCAGTATCAAGGCATCGACACCAGCTTCTTGGTTGCCACACTGACAGCCGCAATCCAAGAACAACAAGCCCTCATCACCACCCTAACTAACCGCATCACAGCACTGGAGAATAAATAATGCCAATCAGTACTATTAACTCAGCGGGGTTGACAAGCCCTTTAACGGGTGCGGCTATAACCTCCACAGGCGGTGGTTCTGTTGCCACCAACACTGCGTTTGGTTCAAGTGCTTTGGCTTCTAACACGACAGGTGCTGGGAATGTCGCTATCGGCTATCAAGCTGTGGCTACCAGCACAACAGGCAATTACAACGCCGCAGTTGGTCAACAGGCCATGCAAAACGGAGATGGCGCAACAGGAAATGCCGCTTTGGGATACCAAGCGCTCAGAGCAAGTACAGGAACATACAACACAGGTATTGGGTTTGCTACTGGCCAATCCATTACATCTGGCAACTACAATACTGCAATTGGAAGTCAAGCGCTCAACAGTAACACCACAGCCTCCAACAACACTGCTGTAGGTTATCAGGCGGGGTATAGCAATACCACAAGCATTGAAAGCACTTACATCGGCCATGTTGCGGGCTATTCCACTACAGGTGCTAGCAATACATTTATCGGACAAGGCGCTGGCTACTCTGTAACCTCTGGTGCAAAAAACACCATTCTTGGCAAATTCACAGGCAACTCAGGCGGCTTAAACATCACTACAGCAAGCAACTACATCGTGCTGTCTGATGGGGATGGAAATCCAAGGGGTCAGTTTAACAATGGTACTGCGTTTGCTTTGCAAGGTGCTGGAAATGCCGCAAATCCATACATAACTAGTTTTGATTCTTCTCTTTATGCCTATGGAAGGATTGCATCTAGTTCGGGCGTTTACCTTGCAAATAACGCAACAAGCTGGGCAAGCACTTCTGACGAACGCCGTAAAGACATCATTGAACCAATTACAAACGCCACAGAAAAACTTTTAACACTGCGGACGGTGATTGGAAAATTTAAAGTTGATGAAGATGGAACACGCAGACCATTCTTGATTGCCCAAGACGTGCTGGCTGTTTTCCCAGAGGCTGTAAACCATCAAGAAGACGAAGATGGTGAATTTTTGGGTATGTCTTATACGGACATGATTCCACTGCTTGTAGCCGCAATCAAAGAACTCAAAGCAGACCTTGACGCAACAAAAGCAGAACTTGCCGCATTGAAAGGTACATTATGAGCTATATAGGTAATACACCTACAACAGCAGCCTTTCTAACTGATCAATTCAGTGGGAATGGCTCAACCACTACATATACAATGTCAGTGGCTCCTGCCACTACATCCTCTATTATTGTGGCTATTACAGGGGTAGTACAAGACCCCTCAACATATTCTGTTAATGGTACATCATTAACATTTTCAGCAGCACCTCCAGCAGGAACAGGTAATATTTCTATACGTTATCTTGGTATCCCTGCTTCAGGTGTAGCTACTACTGCATACAGAACTATTACCGATAGTACAGCTACTGCAGGACAAACAACGTTTACTATTCCATCATATACTGTAGGATATTTAAATGTATATCGTAATGGAGTAAGATTAGCTACGGCAGACTATACTGCAAGTAACGGTACATCTGTTGTATTAACTAATAGTGCGTCTGCTGGTGACACTATCACTACTGAGTCGTTCTATGTGTCTTCCGTGTTGAATGCTTTCCCAACAACAGGCGGGACACTCAGCGGTCAGTTGGCAGTCAACAGTGCCACAGGACAGAAGCCCTTGATCGCACAGGTCAACGGTACTGAGGTGTTTGAAGTTGATGCAAGTGGGCGAGTTGGTATAGCCACTTCGTCTCCACAAAACCTGCTGAACATCGTCAAGGACTCAGCCAACTCGTCTGCGGCGGCCAATGCTGGCGTTGCCATCCAGTCTGATTCTGGTGCAACCTATACCGCAGGATTGCATTTTGGTACAGATAAAACAGGCGTTCTTTCCTATATCCAGTCTGATAGCTCGGCGTCGTACTCAGCAGTGCCTCTTGTGATTAACCCACTTGGCGGTAATGTGGGGATTGGTACGAGTTCGCCAAGTTACAAGTTGGATGTGTCTGGAGCTATAAGTTGGTTGCCGGGAGTTACAGGCGCTCCAAGAGGTTATATGAGCGGCGCAAGTGCAGACCAATCTGTTGAGATTGGCACAAATACAAATAGTCCTCTTGGGTTTGCAACCAATGCTATAAGAAGGATGGCTATCGACACCAGCGGTAACTTGCTGGTGGGGACTACGAGTACAGATAGTGGAAGAATGTGTGTTGAAGCCCAAACAAATGGATATGCTATTTCATTCCGCAGAAACACAGGTGTTTATGGTTCAAACACAAAAGTCGGTCAAATTTCTTGTGATTCATCATCTACTGTATACACCACATCATCTGATTATCGTCTAAAAGAAAATATTGCACCTATGACAGGTGCTTTGAATAAAGTTACTCAGCTTAAACCTGTGACATATACATGGAAAGAGTCTGGAGAAGCAACGCAAGGTTTTATTGCCCACGAACTTCAAGCTGTCGTGCCTGATGCTGTTGTTGGTGAAAAAGACGCAGTAGACGCTGAAGGCAATCCTGTCTACCAAGGCATCGACACCAGCTTCTTGGTTGCCACACTGACAGCCGCAATCCAAGAGATGAAGACAATCATCGACACCCAAGCCAGCACCATCACTCAATTACAGGCAGACGTAGCCGCATTGAAAGGAACAGCATGACTAATGCAGTTGATATAGCCCAATCAGGGTCAAACAATGTAACGATGCGCAATCGGATCATCAATGGCGGGATGGCTATAGATCAGAGGAAATCAGGCGCAATTGTTGCAACAACAACGACAGGTGCGTTTTCTTATACAGTAGACCGATGGGCCTACTTTGTTGATGCCGCTTCAAAATTTACAGTCCAGCAAACTCCAAGTGCCACAGAAACTGGGTATGCAACTCGTGTTGGAGCAGGGTTTACAAACTATCTTGCAATGACTTCAACGTCTGCTTACACCGCTGGGTCATCAGAAATACTTGTGATGTCCCAACCTATTGAAGGATTTAATTTTTCTGACATGGCTTGGGGAACCGCAAACGCCAAAACTGTTACGTTGTCATTTTGGGCGTACTCAAGCTTGACTGGAACTCATAGCGGGTCAATTGGAAATGGAGTTGGATATTCATACCCATTTTCTTTCTCAATTCCAACAGCAAATACATGGACGCAGATAAGCGTAACAATTGCTGGCCCGACAACCAGCACATGGCCGACAAATAACACGGCAAACGCATATTTGTTTTTTAATATGGGTTGCGGAAGTGCAAGACTGAGCACTGCTGGAGCTTGGACTGCGACAGCTTCTTACGGCGCAACTGGCTCAGTCTCCCTTGTCGGAACAAACGGAGCCACCTTCTACATCACAGGCGTACAGTTGGAAAAAGGCTCTACCGCCACACCGTTTGAACAGCGTTTGTATGGCACTGAGTTGGCGCTGTGTCAGCGGTATTACTATAAACAACAATCAACCGGAGCTGCTTCATATTTTGGAGTAGGAACTGTCAATAGTTCCACACTCGTTGTCGCACTTATAAAATTTCCTGTTGCGCTTAGGACAGCGCCTTCAGCATTAGAGCAAGACGGAACTGCTGGAGATTATAGAGTTACTGTTGGTGCTACTTCAACAAACTGCAGTAGTGTTCCTGTATTTAACTCAGGTGATGTTTGGGGGGCTACAGTTCAGTTTACCGTTGCTTCTGGCTTAACAATAGCACAATCCGCTTTACTTCGTTCTGTCAACTCAACCGCTTATCTAGGATGGAGTGCTGAATTATGATTTTCAAAATTCATTCAACCAACATGGATGGTCAAGTCATCTATGCTCGCATTGACGATGATGGCAAATGCCGCCTGACTTGCACCGAAGACTACCCAGAGTTCAAGGCTTGGCTTGCTGAAGGCAACCAACCCCTGCCAGCAGAGGAGAACACATAATGGCACTGACACAAGCTTGGAACCCGACCGCATTGTTGGTAATGCGCCATCGGGTCACGGGCTTGCGTTATTTCTGCAAGACAACCAATCTAAAGCTGATGCATCAATACAAAGGCAGTGGCGTTTATTGGAAGCGTCACATGCGCAAGCATGGCAGAGATATTGAGGTTGGATTGCTTGGTGTTTATTTTGACAAAGAAAGATGTCTTGCCGCCGCAGAGCAATTTTGTGAAGAACACCAGATTAGCTCAAGCCCTGAGTGGGCAAACTTAATTCCTGAAAATGGGCTTGATGGAGCGCCAATGGGCGAAGCTCATCCAATGTTTGGCAAGCCAAGCCCATGCATTGGTCAAAAACGTCCTTGGGTGGGTAAGAAGGGCTCTGACAACCCCATGTGGGGAAAGCCCGGAGCTATGCTTGGCATACCAAAGCCAAAAGGTAAAGATAGCCCCTTGTACGGCAGAAAGCGTCCTGAAGGCGGCGGCAAGAAGCCTCATGCGGTCATCAGAATAGATGCTGACGGCGCGGAAACGAGATACGATTCTGTGGCTGATGCGGCAAGAGCTTTGGAAGTTTCACGCTCTTGCATACACACAGTTTGCACTGGTAAAAACAAAACCGGCGCTGGTTACAAATGGCGATATGCCGAGGAGAAATAAATGGCTTTGACGCAAGTGGACGGTGGCTTACTAAGCCCAACAAACGGTCAGTTTTATTCCATGAAGAACCGCATCATCAACGGCGCAATGGTTATTGACCAGAGGAATGCGGGGGCGAGTGTTACTTTAGGAAGCGGAGGCGCATACACACTTGATCGTTGGCGTTTCTACTCTGCTCAAGCATCTAAGCTATCTCTACAGCAAAATGCTGGCTCTGTAACTCCACCAGCAGGATTTATTAACTATCTTGGGCTTACTTCATTATCGGCATATTCTGTACTATCAACAGATACTTTTACACTGCAACAAAAAATTGAAGGTTTGAATGTTGCTGATTTGGCGTGGGGTACTGCGTCTGCCGCAACAGTAACTTTGTCTTTTTGGGTTCGTAGTTCTTTAACTGGAACTTTTGGTGGTTCAGTATATAACTCGGCTCAAACAAGAAGTTATCCATTCAGCTACACAATTAGTTCAGCAAATACTTGGGAACAAAAGTCAGTTACTATTGCTGGAGATACATCTGGAACATGGCTAACCACAAATGGTACAGGTGTTGAACTTGTTTTTAGTCTAGGTGCTGGTTCTACGCT